TAGGGTATACTATATACCTATATACCTATACTATATACCTATACCTGTATAGTACTAGTACCTAGGTAGGTATAGTTATAGTACTAGTCCCTACGACCTACTAGGAGGCACCGTCGTGATACCCCTACCCGGAGGAGGGGTAAGATTGGAATACCCATCCCGCGCGCATGGGCTAGTGTAACACCCCCCCGGGGACCGGTCCTACAAATAAAAAATAAGAACTATTCTTAACTAAGAATAGTTCTTATCTAAAGATCAATTATTTATTTTATAACCTTAGGATTTTTGATTGGTGTAATAAGAACGTTTCTTACATGTTGATAACGAATGTTAAGAAGAAGAGCAATTTCTTTTCTCGTGAAGTTTTGTTGATTAAGAGAACGAATCGCAGATGATTTTGTTCCATATTTATTTATTAGTTCAAGAGATGAAAGATCTTTATCTTCTTTATGATCAATTTGAATTTTGTTCATAATTAAAATTCCTTATCTACTAATTAGACTAATCACAATTGACTAGTCACTAACATCATAACTTGATCATCAAGAAAGAACAACTCAAAAACTTAATGACGTTATAAACAAACCTTATTTACTTGTCCAGTAGGGCCGTAGAAAATGTGGGCAATTTTGTATAAACCGGGGGACATATAGCAGACCAGGAAATTTTTTGGAAAAAATCCTACCAGACTTAAGGGACCATCAAAAACAGGTTGACCCACCCTAGGAGATACCTATATAATAGAGGTATGAACGCACCATCCCAAGAGAGGCAGCTGGTCATCCCCAATCAAGACAGCCAAGCTGCCGTAGATCTTAAACTGTCCTACAGGGCAGATCTGGCGAGACGTGCTGCGTCAAGACTACCGATGACAGCTGAGGGTCTCCCAGTTGGCTTCTATCGTGTGGATCTTCTTCCCGCGACCAGAGAGGAGCTACAGGGCAGCAGCGAAGCCGATGCACTACGGATTGCATACCAAGACCTGTCCTACGAATTCGGGTATCCCACTCTACAAGACGGGAGACCTTTCTGGCACAAGCTGGAATTCGAAGCCAGCCTAGCCTATGGATGCTTCCAGGTCTACTTGGATCGACAGGATGAAGGCCCAAGAGAGCTGACCCAGCTTGCTTTGAACGGCGAGCTGATGGACATCTTCAGACGCAGGAATGAGGCGGAAGGTGGTACGAATACTTGGACCTTCGAGCAGACCCTCCAGACCCTCCAAGAGTTTAGCGCCCTGCACTATTGGCGGTATCGCGCTAAGGCTTACGACGTATATAAAGAGGCGGCGTACAGACATATCCGTCTACGTAGACAGTCGAGTACGGAGGACGAGCATTTCCAACTCGCCAAGACCTTGATGACTAAGTTGCAAGATCAGGTCCTGAATAAGCCCGACTTCTTCAAGGAGATGGCTCCGAAGGTAGCAGTTGATCTCCTACATAAGCTAGTCGCTATCCAGCGCATCTCTACTGGCTTGCCTGCCACGGGCCCCCTAGCAAATAAAGAAGCTCCGGAGGACACATCTTTCGAGATGATCCTGAGAAGTCTAAGTCAGAGAGCTGGTCAAGAGCTAGGTGGGACAATGTACGACCAATCAGGGGAAGTCGTCGAAGGCGGCAAAGGTATCCTAGCAAGGGTCCTAGAGGATAGAGACAATGTCACCCTGATGCAGGAGATGGTTGTTCGCGTAACAAGGGCGACTCAAAGCAGCCAGGACGCTCGTAATGCCAGCAACACCCACCGTAAGTTCAAGGGACGCAACCTTAGTGGTAGAGGTCCCATCAGTAGTGAGGACACCCTCCCTTATGATGTGAGCGGTGCTCCAGGTGAGAACGTGGGCGATGGAAACGAGTAACGGCGGTCTAGATCTGTCCCTCGAGATAGAGGGCATCCTGGATCCTAGGTCTAAGGAGTTCCAGGAGGCGATCAAGTTAACACCAGCTACCTTAGCGCACTATCGTACCAGAGGTAAGTGGGAGCCCGCTGAGCATCTGATGTTCGTATCCAGCATCCTGGCAAACGAGATTACCCAGGGTGATGCTAGGATCATCGTCGAAATGCCCCCGAGGCACGGTAAATCCGAGGAGATAAGTGTTCACACTCCGACGTGGTTCTTGGAGAAGTTCCCTTGGGCACAAACGATCCTGACAACCTACGCCAGCGACCTTAGTATCAGCTTCGGTCGCCGCGTACGAGACAATTTCCTGGCCGATGAGAGTGGCATCCTTAGTACTCGCCTAAGAGATGACGTCCAACGCACCGACAGGTTCCTTACGACCGCAGGTGGTGGGATGTACTCCGTAGGTATCGGAGGTCCAATCACAGGTTTCGGTGCTCACCTCTTAGTCGTGGACGACTACCTGAAGAATTGGATGGAGGCAAGTAGTGATACTACTATCAAAGCCATCCAAGACTGGTTCCTCACAACTGCCTATACTCGACTAGAACCAGGCGGTAGCTGCGTCATCCTGGCAACACGCTGGGTAATCGACGACTTGATTGGCTACTTAATAGAGAACGACGCAGAGCACATGTGGACGGTGATCAGGCTTCCAGCTATAGCGGAGGAGAATGATCTCCTAAACCGTGAAATAGGTGAGGCTCTTTGGCCCGCTCGTTATCCCATCGAAAAGCTGTTCCAGATCAAGCGGGTAATGGGCACCTACATGTTTGACGCGATGTACCAGCAAAACCCGAAGAAGGTCGGAGAGTCTAAAGCAAACGTCGAGATGCTCCGGATTTATGAGGAGATCCCAACTCCTACGGCCTTTAGGTGGGTACGAAGCTGGGATCTAGCAGCAACCGGGACAAATGAGAAGAAGAAGACCGGAGGTAAGAAACATAAGGGAGACTGGTCAGTAGGTACCCTCATAGGGACAAATGGTCGGGCAGGGAGTCCAACAGCCATTACGATCCTCGGCGATATGGTCCGTGAGCGATTGCGTCCAAGCCAACTAGAGGATAAGATCCTCGAAACGGCCCAAGCTGATGGCCCGAGTATCCCGATTGTTATCGAACAGGAGCCCGGTGCTAGTGGCAAAGGGTTCGCCGAGCATCTCGCAACCAATATCCTCCGGGGCTACCGAGTCGAGATCAAGCCTCCTAGTGGCGGGAACAAGTGGATTCGGGCTCAGCCGTATATCGCAGCGGTCGATCACGGTCGTGTAGGTATGCTCCGGGCAATCTGGAACGACATACATAAAGGGGAGCTGAGAGACTTCCCCGATGCTAAGTTCGATGATACCGTTGACTCGGCCGCACAAGGCTTCAACCATCTACATCTAACCAAGGTATTAGTACCTACTTGGGGTCGCACCCAAGGTGGTATCGTAGTCCCAGCAGCGCAGAAATTAGTCACTGGGGCCGTGTTCGGTCGCAGAGTCACTCCTTCTCCTACTACCACTCACTAGGACGCCACATCATGGCCTCAAGCCTTATCTCCCGAGCTCTACTCGCTGTCAAAGCTGGAATGTCGTTTGGTGGTGCACGAGATCTGTACTCCCAGTTTGGGTATCCGCAAAACCTTTTACACGACCAGCTTCTGGCTAAGTATCAGCGCCAAGACTTGGCTGCACGAGTCGTCGATATGCCCCCAGAGGAGATGTGGAGTCATCCCCCGACTTTAAAAGGTCCGGAGAAGGCTATTAAGCCCTGGGAGGACTTCGTCAAGAAGATGGGCCTCTGGGACAAAGTCATCCAAGCAGACAAGCTATGCTCCTTTGGTGAGTTCTCCGTCCTATGGGTAGGAACATCAGGTTCAGCAAACACACCCACCACAAGAGGGAGAGATCTGGACGACTTTCTATACGTCCAAGCCTATGGTGGGCAGAATGTGGAGATCAAGACCTTCGAGAACGATCCCACAAAGAGGCGCTACGGTCAGCCTCTGACATATCAAGTAACCCTTGGACCTAGAAATCAGATAAGAACTGTACCTGTCAGTCATACAAGGATCGTGCATATCGTGGATCGTCCCCTTCAGGGCCTCATGCTAGGAGAGCCTCGGCTCGCTCAAGTGTACAACGTCCTGGATGACCTATTGAAGACGGCAGGTGGATCCGCAGAACTCTACTGGTTGACAGCCAATCGTGGTATGCAGGTGGATGTCGATAAGGACATGGAGCTCAATGAGGCCGATGCAACGGCGCTAGCTGATGAGTTGGATGAGTTCCAGCATCAGCTGAGAAGGTTCATCCGAACAAGAGGTGTACAGGTTAAATCCCTTGGTGCCGACGCTACTGACCCGCGTGGAGTTTTCCAAGTTCTCCTGTCTGTGCTCAGTGGCGCAACGAGTATTCCCCAGAGGATCCTGATTGGGAGTGAAGCGGGTCAGTTGGCAAGTGAACAAGATCGTGCGAACTGGGCCGAATACATCAATCGCCGCAGAGCCGTGTTTGGCGAGCCCTTCGTCCTCAAGCCCATCATCAAGTACCTAGAAGGGGTGAAATACCTCGATGAAGGCACCTGGGAAAAAGCCGAGTGGAAATGGCCTGAGTCTTTCCACATGTCGCCGTTGGAGGAAGGTCAGACGATGGCCGCAAAGGCGCGAGCTGTTGCCAATCTATCCAGACGCAACCAGTTTAACAACCCATTGGTTACGGACGAAGAGGTTCGTATATGGGTGGGTCTCCCAGAAGAAGTGGAAGGTACTCTCCCGGTACCGTATGTTGCTCCGCAACCGGACAATACAGACCCGAATAACGACGATGACAACGAGGACGGGGATAACACGGGCGGAACGGGTCGAGCTCAGCCAGGTCGAACAGGTGGAGGCGAGAGGTCTCCAACAGTCCAAGAGACTCTCCCAGGAATTCGCCGGATAAGAGAAGGGTAAGATGTCCCTGTATACCAGAGCTCGCGAGCATATCCGAGGTGGAGACCTTCTAGCTTGGAGTCACCGAGGACTGGATAGCTGGTATGACTTTAAGGTCCAATTAGTGAGGATGGTGACCAGGAGCGAGTACTCCCATGTTGCAATGGCTTTCCCTTGTGGTAATCGTCTGCTTGTCCTAGAGGCTGTGATCCCGAGAGTACGGATCTATCCACTATCCATGTTGCTCCCGTGTGAGTGGTTTCCCTTAAACTTGGACTGGACCCGAGAGAATGAAGACATCGCTCTAGGTACGGTTGGACAGGGGTATTCCCAGCTCCAGGCTGTGATTGGTTACTTTCGGAAGGCTAAGGGTCCCCCTGATAAGCTCTGGTCTTGCGCCGAGCACTTCATCATAACAGGGAGCAACCACTTCGAGTGCGAGGAAACACCCTCGGCGGTGGTCCAAGTTGCTAGGGAACGGGGCGTGGCTAGCAAGCTTCTTAGTCACGATTTTGAGTAGGGTAGGGTACGGCTGCGGCCTACTCATGAGACTGGCCGTTAGTCGCGGGCGAGAAATTTAATGGTCGTAGACTTGATTGTCCTATGGTATATCCTATATAATCAAAGTATGGGACGTCCGTCTCCAGTTGTTAGTTAGCACACAGTCGCGGTCAAAACTAGGAACTACAACGCAGGAGCGGCGCCTTGAAGCCGAAGCCGAAGCCGAAGCCGAACGACGTTTACGCCCATCGGGAAGTCAAGCTATACATACAGCGCGATTCCACGGGTGGACAAGAATTCGAGATTAAGACCCTCAGTGGTCGTAAACACACAATCGTACCGTCGATCATCCTCACTGAAGGGGTACTCTGGAGCAGTAATGCTGCCCACCCAGCCCTAGCACTGGCTGAGGAGTTCGGTTTATTTCCCCAGGCATGGGACGGTAGACCAGTAGTATTTGGTCACCCCCAGCTAAACAATGAACCGGTGAGTGCCAACTTACCCGTCATCTGGGATCAAGAGGTTATCGGCCAGCTCTTCGGCACGAGCCTCAAGGAAAACAAGAAGCTAGCCACGTTCCTGTGGCTGGATCAGCAGAAAACTCCGCAGGAAGTCTTCAATCGTCTCGAGGCGGGTGACGCTATTGAGGTGTCTACTGGCCTGTTTACCCTCGAGGAACAAGCCGAAGGGGTGCACGAAGGCGACAAGTTCGAGGTCATTTGGCGCAATATCATGCCCGATCACCTTGCAGTTCTGCCCGAGGGGACCAAAGGAGCCTGCAGTATAGAGGACGGATGTGGCGCCCCCAGGACCAACCAAGGAAGGGATATTTACATGAGTAAGGACCTGAAAACTGCGGATTCTGCGCTAAATCCGGCCGAAAAGGCGCCTGAAATCAGCGTTTCCCGCCGGATTTTCGACGGTTTCCTACGTGTTCTAGGCTTGGGACTGAAGACTAGCGAGATTTCCGACCAGGATCGCAGAACTGCATTGGAAATGGCTCTGGGAGCGAAATTCCCGGAGACCTTCAGCTATGTTGTGGCCGTCTTCAACGAATCCTTCGTGTATGCCACTCTGACGGATGACTTTCAGTGGCGTACCTACCAACAGAACTACACCTTGAGTGAGGGTGGCGCGATCACTTTGGGTGAGGAGCGGACAGAGGTTCGCCCTGAGACTGACTTCGTGCCGTTTGTGGTCAATAGTCAGGGACAGTCTACCTTAACCGATAAGGAAACCAGCAACATGTCCGATCCGAAGAAACCCGATGAGGGTCTACCTGAAGCAACGGGTGCCCCAGCAGTAGCAGCAGCGGCGGCTCCCGCCGAGACGAAGAAGATCTCGTCCCAAGAAGAGCTGATCGCCAATGCCGAAACCGGCTTTGCCGCTTCGGTCAATGAGGCGCTCGCGTACACTCAAGCCCGTCGTGACTCCTTGATCAAGGATCTCGAAGCCAAGGCCGACATGTCGTCCGAGGAGCTCCAAGGGCTCAGCATCAACGTACTCGAGAAGATGTCCAAGGCAGTGACGACCCCGGCAGCTCCAGCAGCGGCAATCCCGGCGGTTCCAGCTGTAAACGCGGAAGCAGCAGACTATTCCGGTGCGGCCGGAACGGGACGCGACGCCGCGGGCAAAGGGCCGGCTTTCACGCCAGCTCTGAAAGTGTTCGAAGGCAAGAAGGACGAACAAGCCGCCGCCTAGCCAGGCGAAGTAATATCGGCAGTCATCCAGTCGACAAAAAATCCGACCTGAAATGAAAAGGAAGTAAACATGGCAAGCAAAACCATCTGGCTAAAGGGCGACGGACTCGTCAAAGAAGCCAATGCCGGGGGCGCAATCACTCCTGGGCATCTCGTCTTCATCGCCACCGACGGCGATGTCGAAGTTCACGGTACGGCTGCAGTGAACGCCATTCCGGCGTTTGCTCTGGAAGCGGACTTCATCGGCAAGGGCATCGACGTAGCCTATGCCGCTGGTGAACGCGTCCAGTACTTGATGCCGCAGAGGGGCGCGGAAATCTTCGCCCTGGTCGCAGCTTCGGCAGCGGCAATCGTCATCGGGGATTACCTCGAATCAGCCGGCGACGGCACGGTTCGAATCCTCACGGCAGCTGCAGCAACGTCGGAAGCAGCCCGGCAATCCGTGGTCGCTCGCGCGATCGAAGCGGTCGATAACTCCGGTGGAGGTTCGCCGGCGCGTATCAAGATCGAAGTCGTCTAAGACGGCACAACGCACAGTTCACTAGTTTGGTACGCTTTTAGTACCACCCAGAAACGAAAAGGAAGGAAGTCAGATGAAGGATGCTCAGCAACTCGATGCGTTGGTGCTGAACGAAGGCAGCGGCTTCGGATTTGGATCCGTCGCACAACGTCTCATGCAAAATGGGATGAATATCAACGCCCTACGCACCAATGACGTCCTCCGCAAGGAGGAGTGGCTCCTGTTCGATCGCACAGTCGTGGAGATCGCACGGGCACGGCTACTGCTGGTAAGCGATCTCGTCACACGAGGTCTCACCGTTCCAATCCCGAATGCAATGGGTACGACGGTTATCCAGCATGAGACGTCCAGCGACATGACGGCGGCCAGCCTGACGATGTCAGGGCTTGCGGACGCCGAGCGTGATCGACTGGAATTCGCGCAAGTCAACACGCCTCTGCCGATCGCGCACAAGGATTTCCAGGTCAGCGTTCGCAACCTTGAGTCCTCGCGTCGCCTCGGAATGCCGCTCGACACGTCAATGGCGGCTGTTGCCACTCGTAAGGTGGTGGATCTGCTCGAGAGCATCGTCATGAACGGTGCCACGATCACATCCGGAGGTGGTTCGCTCTACGGTTATCGTACCCACCCGAACATCAATACGGGTTCGATTACCGCTTCCTGGTCGTCTGCAACCGGCGCCCAGGTCATGACCGATGTTCTGGCCATGATTGCTGCTTTGCAAGCCGACAACATGTTCGGCCCGTACGTCATCTACGTCGACTACGCCGCGTACAACAACCTGTTGAACGACTTCAAAGTCGAGAGCGACAAGACGATCCTGCAGCGCATCCTGGAGATTCCCGACGTTACGGCGGTTCGTCCGTCATCGAACGCCACGGCCGGGGAAGCCCTCATGGTGCAAATGAGCAGCGACGTTGTCGATCTGCTCGAGGGTATGCAGCCGACGACCGTCATGTGGGAAACCCATGGCGGGATGATGATCAACTTCAAGGTCATGGCAATCATGACGCCGCGCCTCAAGGCGGATCAAGAAGGTCGATCGGGGATCATCCTACTCAGCTAATCCTGGGTTGCCCCACCAAGAGGGAAACTGGGGGAGTCTTAACCAGCTCCTCCAGTTACCATCCATAGTCCAGCACAAGGAGCACAGATCATGGCAAAGTTCAAGGTTAAAGGCGGTAAACACTACGGCCCCGACGGTACAGTCTATCGTAAGGGAGACGTAGTCGAGTCGGACAAGGAGCTCAGTGAGAGTTTCCCGAACAAGTTCGAGCGTTTAGCCTTGAGTTACGGCCCGCGGAAGCAGGAACAAGTGGACCAAGTTGCTGCTCTCTCGACCGCTACGAAACCGGCGCTACAACGCCAGTAACAAGGACAGGTCATGCCAAGAACGGCAGAAGCTCAGGTTCAGAACCTTATTCAGGTTCCCAATGCTGACGTAGCGTTAGCGATGGATATTGCCGGGGCTATGGTTGACGAGATGTTACCGTCAACTCTGGGCCTGTCTGAAGTAGTCCTTACCAATATCGAGCTCTTCCTAGCTGCCCATGTCTACGAGCTGCAAACCAAAGATGGTGCACTTGCGGCTCAGACTATCGGTGAAGCTACCGAGCGGTATCACGATATCTTTGGTCCTGGCTTGTCTTCCACGAAGTACGGACAGATGGCCATTACGTTAGATACGACACTGACACTCGCAAGAGTGGCGGCAAATGTAGCAACCCCCAACAAGCAAGATGCACGATTCTTAGTCATATAGTCAAGGAGACAGTCATGACAGGTACAGCACGCGGTAGTTTCATCGGGCGAGCCCCGACGGTTCTAATACAACCAGCTCCGCCGAAAAAGGGGAATGGTCAGCTGTTCGGCAATCCAGAGCAGTTGAAGTACGAGAAGATGTGGGCCCACGAGCAATATCGGGCAGTAGCTCCGGGCGAAAACTGTGCTCAGCTTTTCCTGGCTGAAGCGCGTCCTCCTGCTGGGGCTCATGTCATCGACTTCGGTTGCGGTACTGGACGAGGAGCTATCGCGCTCGCGATGTTCGGCAAAGTCAAGGTAACTCTGGTGGATTTCGCCATCAATTGCCTCGATCCCTTCGTCTACAAGGCTCTATCGAATCAGGGTGACACGCTGAAATTCATCCAGGCAGACCTCGAAAAGCCGCTGCCTGTTGCTGCACAATATGGCTTCTGCACCGATGTGATGGAGCACATCCCCGAAGACAAGGTGGAGATCGTGCTCAAGAACATCATGAAGGCCGCGGAGTACGTGTTCTTCCAAATCAGTACCACCGATGATGCCTGTGGAGTGCTAATCGGCGAGAAACTCCACCTTACAGTCAAGCCGCCTGCTTGGTGGTCCTTGAAGTTCCGGAACTTGGGAGCCCAAGTTAACTGGTACAAGGAGTACGACAACTGCGTGATGCTCTACGCTACGGCGTGGAATAGCGCCAGAGAGATCGCCATCCGCGGCACCTTGAACACGGTTAAGGAAAAGCTCATCGAGAACATCCAGCTCAGCACCAAGCGAGGCTGGCCTCAGATGATCCCTCACGATCGTCAGGATCGCCCCGCTCTGGTTTTGTGTGGTGGCCCATCCCTGAACGATTATGCAGACGAAATCCGGCAGAAGCGTGAAGGGGGACATTCCCTCATAACCGTTAATGGCGCCTACAAATGGGCCCTAGACCACGGGATGGTCCCCTCTGCTCAGGTTATGCTGGACGGTCGAGAGTTCAACAAGCGATTCCTGGAGCCAATCGTCGAGAACTGCCACTATTTCATCGCGAGCCACTGCGACCCAGCAACCTTCGATATGGTTCCGAAGGGTAAGGGGCTCATCTGGCACTGCGTCGATAACGAGGAACTAGCTGCCCCTCTGAACGAGCACTACGGAGAAGGCGCCTGGTTCTACGTCCCCGGCGGTTCCACAGTAGTCCTTCGTACTATCGTCCTGCTACGTATGCTCGGTGTATGGCGTCAAGAGCTCTATGGCTTCGACTCCTGCCTGAAGGAGAGCTGGGTATGCCAACAGGCTGATGGCTCACTAGTCAAGCACGACACCCTTGGGCATATCCTCGAGTACAATACCAAGGAAGAAGCGCAACAGGCTTCGGACACTCTATCGAACGATTTCGGAGTGCCGAATGTAGCAGTTTCCAAGTATGGACATCACGCCTACGAACAGAAGGAAAACGACGGACAAAGCGTGGTCAAGGTTACTTGTGGCGGAAGGATCTTCTACTGCAACACGTGGATGGTCTCTCAAGCACACGAGTTCATGGACCAGGTGAAGTTCATGGGGAACGAGGTTGAGTTAGCCGTCCATGGAGATGGCCTTATCGCGCACATCATCAAGACGGGCGCGGAACTACCTGACAAGGAGTAAGGAAAGATGGCTGCAACAGCATGGGCGGTATACAACCAAGCGAAGCGCAAAATCGGGGATGGTGTCATTCAGCTGGGCACCGATATCTTCAAGGTGCAGCTGCACAAGAGCACCTCGAACGCGTCGGTCGCGACGCTATCCACGGCTGCCTCGGTCACCAACGAGGTAAACAACGCCAACGGCTACGTCACGGGCGGGCAATCGCTCTTGACTCGGTCTTGGGTAGTTGGAGCGTCAGCAGGTCAGTACAAGTTCGATGCTGCCGATCCTCTCTGGACAGCAACTGGTGGCAATATCACCAGCATCATGTTCGCGCTGATCAAGAACTCAGCCGGCCAAGCGGTATGCTGGTCGAAGTTGACTGCAGCGGCGTTCGCGCTGACGCAGAACAACACGCTGACGATCCAGATGCACGCGAACGGGATCTTCACGCTGGCGTAGCAGCGAGCATTCGGGCACCGAGGGGCATATTGCTCCTCGGTTTCTCGACTAGTACGGCGACATAGTACGCTAGTACGCTAAACGACGGAACCGAACTTTAACGCACACTGAACAGACATACGGGACCAAGATCATGCCGGCAGCTAAGGTACCTCTCGAACGGTAACGTATGGCTATCGCCTTCAGATCATCCACCGAAGCCGGGACGGGAGCGGCAGCAGCTAGTCTCGCTGTCAACGTTCCTGCCGGTGTGCAGGACGATGACCTGTTATTGTTGTACGGCGTAACAGCCGATGGCGACGACGGTGGCTTCAACACGCTCACCGGCTGGAACCAGATCGTCAACAACGTGTTGACCGGAGGTGCCGCGCCTTCTCCGCCGGGGATAACGGTCTGGTGGCGCATTGCTTCGAGCGAGCCTGCAAGCTACACGATTACCCCGTCATTCGGTTCTACGGGTATCTGCGGAAAGATGCTCGCGTTCACCGGAGTCGATACGACGACACCGATTGATGTCACCACGGTCACGGCCACAGGTGACAGTACAAACGCGGACCCCGGCTCGATCGACTATCTGGACGCTGGTGCAACGATTGTCGTTTCCGCTGTATGGGATTCGGCAGGTGGTGACTTCACTTCCGTTCCATCTGGCTACACCGATCCCGACACGCTGGGCGACATCGTTGCCAACGGCGGAGGTAATGGAGGTTCGCTTGCGTGTGCCTACGATCTGACGCCGGCCGCTGATCCAGAGAATCCGCCTGCGTTTACATCTGGTACCGAACAGTGGGTGTGCACCACAGTCGCGCTTCGTCCCGCTGTCGCATACACGACCGAGCAGGATAGCTTCCGCTTCTACGACGACGGAACCGAGTCTGGCTCGACGGCGCTTGAAGCGCAGAACGTCGATCTCGGCATTGGAAAGGAGACGACGTTCCACCTCCGAGTCGGCGGACAGATGACGGGTGATGCCCCGGCGATCTCGGCCGAGTTGCAATACAAGGAAACATCGGACGCCGCGAGCGAGTGGCGCAAGGTGCCGTAATGGGCCAAGAGACACAAAAAGACGAGCCAATCTGGTACTACGAGTGGGACGTGGCCTCGAACGACCCCATTCGGTATGCAGGTGTCATTCGTGTCGTTGTTGAAACTGACAGGAACGGCACCGAGCATTTGACGATCGACGACCCCAACGCTCCCGGCGGCAAGCGAAACATCAACAACGTGAAGAACATCGAGCAGTGGGACCACCGCAAAGACCTAAACGCTCAGAGCTACTGGGAACGCGCTGACGAGAGCTGGACACCGTAATGGCCGTTCGCTTAAACACCGCCGCATCAAGCAATACCGATAGCTTCAGCTACTCGGTTAGCGCGGGAAACAATCGCTGCCTAATCGTCGGGATTACGCAGGAGGTTGCAAGTCCATCGCAGCCGACCGTTGCCTACGGCGGTCAGTCGATGACGCATGTCGTTGGGATCGCGGTGGGTGATGCCACCGACCAGCGAGTTGATCTGTTCTTTCTGAATGACGCCGGCATTCAAGCGGCGAGCGGCACCACGATTGTCGTCACGGGCGAGCCTGCGGCGTTCACGATCAATGCAGCTTCGTATGAGAACTGCGTACAAACCACGCCCACGGTCACCGACACACACGCCTCGACCGGGGCGGGTACTACCACCCTCGACATCACGTCGTCAGACACGTCGGTTGCGGTGTGTCTCGGCGGCATGGGCAACTCTGGTACGGTCGCGTGGTCTGGCGGAGTTACCGAGCAGACCGAGCAAGTTGACGTTGGTGCGACTACGACTGGCTCGCTTGCTGATGAGGAGGTCACGACCGGCGCGGCGGAAAACTACGTAGGCACTTGGACTACGGCCAACCGGCGAGCGGGCTGCGCACTGATCCTTGCGAACCTGCCGGCGGAGGGAATCACAGGTGTCGTGCCGTCCGAGTTCGACATGGACACGGCCGATGTCGATGTCGATGGGCTGAACTTCGGAGCATCGCAAGGCTCAGCCACGGTCTACCTGTCGGATGCCAACACCCTCGCGGGGAGCGCGAATGAGGTAGACATCACCAGCGCGGTCAATACGTGGTCCGACACGCAGGTCAACCTCGATCTCACGCAGTTGTCCGCCGGAGAACTCGCCAGCCTTCATACACTGGGGCCGGGGCAGCGGTTCGTCATCATCCTGACGGATGCTTCTGACGAGTACGGGTCTGCGGCGATCACGCTGCACCGCCCGCAAGGCTTCCAGATGGTGTTGGGGGCAGCGACCCCAGGTACGACGACGCAGCGCCTCACTGGAATGTCCGGCACGTTCGGCGGTGGCCGAATCGAGGAGACGGCGGCCCAGAACCCATCGACCACGAATACTGACGTTGCCAACAACGGCAACCGCGAGGACGTGTGGTCGATTGAGGCGAAGGTCAACTCGCGCGCGGTTCAATACGACTTCCGAGTCCTGTATGACGGTGAAGTTGCCGACACGATCACGCAGACGCCGCAGGTCACGATCTCCGCCGGGGAGAACATACCCGTCGGCGCAGGTGCACTTACTCTGGTCGGTCATGCGCCGACTGCGTCCGTAGCTTCGAGTATTGCCGTCGACGCGGGCTCCGCGGCTATCACCGGCTGGGCGCCGACTGTGTCCGTAGCCTCGAGTATCGCCGTCGACGACGGCGCTCTAGCTCTAGTCGGTCTGGTACCGACTCTTGCTCTGTCCGATCATATCACGCGTGCCCCTGCAGAGGACGTACTCGCATTCGGAGGATTAGTACCCTCCATCGTCATAGGAGTGGTCTTCACTCCGGGAGTGCCCGTTGTCCAGAAGTTGGGCGCTGTGGATATTGGCACCTTCGGGCTCCCCCTCGAGGGCACGTTTACCAAAGAGGGCACGGTGTTTCCCGTCAGCGTGCCTATCGTGCTCGATCATGTAGACTTCAACCTCAGGAAGGAAGGATCTCCCACAGGGAACCTCGTCATAGAGGTGTACCTCTGCAACGAGGGTAATAGCTATGTCGGCTATTACCCGGCGTACTTAGACAGCCCGGTTGCCACATCTACCACTACGTTGGACGTGTCTACTCTCACCGGCACGCTTACACTGTACACGCTAGATTTCGCCGGCGAGGTTCTGCCCCCCGGTATTTACGCGTTTGTAGCTACCTATAACGACGGCGACCCCGACAACTACGTTGAGACCCAGATATTCTTCAATAGAAATCCGAACGCTATAGGCGGCTACCAGCAGATTATAGAGTACACAGAGCCTGACGATCCGTTTAGCTGGTATCCATCCTTCGGAGGGTGGGATTCAGGTACACAGCCGGCTACTTCAGACGGCACCGAGATGCTCGTCTTCGTCCGCGGGCTGAGCATCATGGGGCAGTTGCCCAGGCTGGTCGTAACTGAGCTTCTTCCTGTAGGAGGCGCTGGCACTATTACGATTGAAGGGCTAGCTCCGACACTATCGGACAGCTTGCACCCCAACATTGCGGTGGATAAGGCTGATCTCGTACTCGCCACCTACGCACCTACTCTGGACTTCAAGGACAAGTACGTCTTCCCCGATGCTGCCGAGCACGATTTTATACTGCATCCGCAGACAGTCGGCTTCTTTAATTTTATAGGTATAGACAGCCGCGGTGAGGTCTTTCGTAGTCCTGAGGGCGGCATATTGCGCCGCGTGGACTTCCTGCTGGCGAAGAACGGAGGGCCTGTAGGAACTGTTATCGCGCGCCTGTACGCGGCCGACACGGGGGACTTCGACGCGTTAACCGCTAACCCCGCTAACGGTGCGTCTCCGCTCGCCTCGTCGACGAATACCTTCGACGCTGCCACAGACATATCTTTATCCGCGAATACATTCCGATTTGACTTCGCTGGGTACAGACTCGAGCCAAACACGCCGTACGCCATAGTGGTGGAGTTCACCGGTTCCGGCGTTGGCGACCACCTCACGATGTATGTGTGGCAGCCAAAGACATTCCCTGGCTACCACACGAGGGGATTCCCCAGCGGGGCGTGGAATCAGGTTACCAACACGAATACCACTATGCGGCTCGTCGTAGAGTCGCTACACATCTCTGGACAAACTCCTGTAGTCGGTATCAATCTAACTTCGATATCCCCCGCTCAGGATACTCTACTCTTCGCCGGCCTGGCACCATCGCTCCTGCTGCAGCCATCTCAGCCAAGCGAGGGTACACTAGTCTTCACGGGATTTGCTCCAACTGTACTCGCCGCCCCCGTTGTTAAGCCTGACGAGGGTATTCTCACACTCACGGGTTATGCTCCTGACGTCGGGATCATCTATATTACGGAGCCTGCTGAGGACACCTTAGTCCTTACTGGGGAGATACCAGTCTCGCTGGTTGGCGAGCGCGTGCGGCCAGGCGAAGATACGCTAGCACTGACAGGAGAAATACCCACTGTAGAGATCAGCTATCGGTTTGCTCCGGCGGAAGACGTACTTGCCCTCACTGGTGAAGTACCCAGTGTTGAGCTCGATTATACCTTAAGCCCTGCTGAAGATACACTTGCCTTCAGCGGGTTGGCTCCCTCGGTTGGGATCAGCTATTTCCTCTCGCCCGGAGTAGGTGCTCTCAATATCACACAACGGCAGCCGTATATCAAGCCGACGCTGATTGGTACGTATACCACGGCTCTTCGTCAGCAGTCCCTCGCTCAGAGCGACACCGTAGATATTCCAGAGGGCACCGAGCTAGTTATCGTGGCTGTGTCTTCGTGGAACTACTTTACCGCAGGTTTAAAGAGAGAGGGCGCAGCCGTTCTTGGCGGAAAGGACATGCTGGACATTGCCAATCTGCCCCAGACTGGTAGTGGTGTACTGAATGGCGAGATCGTTACTAAGATCGGGTATGCAACCAGCATCTGGATAAGCTATTTACTCAACCCCGCACCGGGGCCACAGACTCTGGCATACACGTGGAATAGTAGCTACCACATTTCAGACCCGTCGTGGGATCTCATTTATCCAGACGAGGTGACATATCTGTTCTACGCAGGTATGCGCAAGGACGGTGTTGTCGTTCGCGATGTGTCGTATGCCAACGACGAGGTGCTTATTGATCTATGGGTGGAGGTCGCAGCGACCGTCGATTCGCGCGCTACTGACTTGGTCTGCGGGTTTCTCACGTCCTATAGCTGGGTCTGGAACGACTACGACCTGCGTCCTAGTGTCACCGAGAATATCCTCACAGACGAGGTGTACACCGGACAGACGGAGATAAGCCATACCGGCCCGACTCTTGACCGTGGTGGAGAGTCGGGTGGTATCACCGTGGGTGTGGTAGACGCCCCCGGTAGTACCACCTCCACCATGAAGGGTGTAGCAGACTACACGCAGCTAGTTGTGCTGTCGCTGCGCGGAGCGAACGATCAGGACAGGTTCCTATACGGACCGGCTACGGCTGTAGCTACCTTCACCGGGGAGATTCCCACAATTGTCACCACAGGAGTAGCTCTGACGATACCTGTGGATGCCGGGATACTCGGAATATCCTCGGACGTCGTCGTCTCGGAGGCGGGTCCGTCCGTCGTAGCTCCTGTCGATGCTGCTCTCGCTATCGCAGGGGCGATCCCGACGGTGTTTGTCAGTACGTTCACGCTGCTCGGCACGGTTCTAATTGACCAATGTCTCGAGCTAATCCTCGTTGATGAGGCTACCGGCGTAGTCCCCGGAGCTCCTGTCACGGTTACCAAGTCCGTCACGGTGCCGGTTGGTACGACTCTAGCGATTGTCTTCTCCGCCCAGTATAACGCGGTAGAAAATATCTCTGTCACGGGTATTTCGCTCGGCGGCCAAGCTCTGGAGACGGCTTCCCTTGATGGGGCGCTGGTGGTTCTTTTTTGGGGTCCGTATATAGCGTATCTACGCAGTCCGCCCACCGGTGCGCAGGATCTGGCTGTGTCGTACAACGTCCCGATCTCGCAGTCGCCCCACATCCACGTAGCCTTCTACTCGGGTACTCACCCTACCTTTGCCCCGCGCGGAGTAGCTTTTGACCGCCACGGCTATTTCCCGGGCGAGGCAGGGTCGGTAGATATCGCCTCGAGGTCCGACGATCTGGTCGTGGCCGGGATAGTGGGGTGGTACGGGTTTACTGACGTCGCTCCTGCAGGGTCGAATCAGCACGTAATAGCACAGGCAAACTCAGGACCTAGGTACTGGCCCTTCACCTTCGACGGCTTCGACGCCTACAACGACCCCCACTGGGACGGGTACGAGCACACCTACTCGTCCTTCATAAGGGAGTACCCGCCCGCCGACGGTCTATCTACCATCCACAATACAGTCTCCGGATCTGAGGGCTTCACGACTATCGCCGCGTTGGCGTTCCCGTCTATCAACTCGACGGAGCAGGTGTTCTGGGTGGCTCCGGATACGCTGGCCTTCACAGGGGAGATCCCGTCCTTACTAGTCGGTGAGATTGTTGTTCCGGACGAAGATACCCTCGTCCTTACTGGCCAGATCCCAGTAGTAGACGTCCAGTCGTTCGACAAGGTATTCGAGCCTGCTGAAGATATACTAGTTATTGCTGGTGAAGTTCCTGTTGTCCAAGCCGGACAAGGGGCTTTCCCACAACCAGGCGTTGGTACACTAGCTATCACAGGTCTCGCGCCTAGTATCGAGATCAGCTATACCTTCAAGCCTGCTGAAGATACCCTACAGATTACAGGAGAGCAGCCCACAGCTTCGGTTAATCTCCTGGTCGCTCCGGGCCCTGACACCCTCCTCCTCGTAGGCGAGCAACCCATTGTCTCCCAGGGCCTCGTCTATACTCCGGGTGCCGGGGCCCTCCAGCTAACTGGTCAACAACCAAGTGCGGAAATTGACTACACCATTGAAGTGCCGGTTGGTAGTTTGGCCTTCACTGGTCGTATCCCCGTATCGCAATCCGGAGATGACCAAACATCCCAGCCGGATGAAGATGTACTCCAGATTATAGGCCTCGTCCCATCGGTCGAGGTTAGCTATCGCTTCACACCGGCAGAAGATACACTATCGCTCACCGGCCTCACACCTCTATGCACGATCCAGCTCTACACATTCCCAGGAGTAGCTGCACTCGCGTTCACAGGTCAGGAGCCTAGCAACGATGTAAGCTACACCTTTACTCCGGGCGAAGACACCCTCGACTTTACGGGTCTCGTCCCAGTTGTAGCTATCGGCGTTATTCGTCAGCCGGGAGAAGATACCCTAGCCCTCACAGGCCAACAGCCGAGCGTAGGAATCGACTACGTCTTCTCGCCGGCTAACGATGCGCTGGTCTTTACGGGTGAGGTACCGATTGCCCAGTCGGGAGATGACCGGACGGCTCAGCCGAATGCAGGCACCTTAGCTATTACAGGCCTAGCACCCTCGGTTGAGATTAGCTACAGGTTCGTTGTACCTAATGATGTGCTTTCCATCTCGGGCGAGCAGCCTAGTGTGGAGATCGACTATACGATCGCCGTTGGAGAGGATACACTAGCGCTGACAGGTGAAATCCCAGCGGTCAATGCGACCACGGGAGTAACGGAACAACCTGGTGCGGGTGTTCTTGTTATTACCGGCGAAATACCCGTTGCGGCTAGTACTGAGAACCAGTATGTAGCCCCGGGCGACGGCGCGCTATCGCTGAGTGGAGCCGTTAGTACAGTCGTAGTAACGGACAATCGAGACGCACAGCCTGATGCTGGCGTTCTAAACATAGTAGGACTTGCGCCGACGATTGGTGTTGGTATCGTCCGCATACCTGATAATGGCATTTTAGACCTAGTTGGTCAGACGCCTGTAGTTGCTCGGACTGAACACCAATATCCAGCACCAGGAGTTGGAACTCTTGATCTTACCGGATTTACACCATCAACGGCCGGAGAAGTCTTCGCCAGTCCTGGGACAGATGTTCTTTCCATCGTTGGTCAGGAACCAGTACTATTCCGCACAGAAGGCGTCTGGGAGCTGCCGGGAGTTGGTACTGCGAACATTACAGGTCAGATACCTGTACTCGAGCTATCTGACTCCTGGGTTAACTTCCCGGATACAGGTAGTATTACATTCGCCGGGTACAATCCAGTACCATCTACTAGCAACAATCTACAGCTCGGTCCAGACAGGGATATCCTGGCTATTACAGGCCAGCAGCCGAATATCGTAATAGACCACAGGTTCTATCCTGCAAGTGATACGCTAGCCCTCACAGGACAGCCAGTAGAAATAGCACGCGTCTTCAAAGTCCCCGCTGGGGCCTTAAGCTTCGTCGCATATGTACCCGAACTGCTCGTCACGGGCGATAGAAAGGCTCTCCCGTACGTCGATCATCTCCGGATTACCGGTCTAGCTCCAGTCGCTTACGTAACGCCAGTCGACGTAATAGTGTATGTAGACATGGACTTCGCGTCCGACATTGTTAAGGGCATGATATTTGCTGATCCTGCCCTACCAGTTAACGAGGTTACCTTCGACCAGTACGACGGAGCGGACCCCGGAATTAAACAGACTATCACTTTAAGCGGGAGTTAGAAATGGCACACCACGACGCGGTTTCGCAGGACGCTAAAATCATCCTGCGCGTCACCTGCACGAAGAAAAGCGGTGGGGTGATCAACCTCACTGGAGGCTCAGCTACGCTCCGGTGGAAAGTTGGAACTGCCGCTGCGGTCGAGAAAGCAATGACAATCGTTGATGCCATAAATGGTGTCGTCGAGTACGAATTCCAGACTGACGAGCTGGAGGCTCCGATGATGCGGTATGAGGTCACGGTTACTCTAGCGGATGCGACGGTAGTTACATCCATCCATGAGCATAGACTGTCCGTAAGAGAGAGGTTAGCCTAATGGTACACGTCGTCACTCGCGGTTTGAAACAGGATGCCACTTGGTGGGCAGTCACCCCTGATGGCTACGGTGGCGACACCTTCGGGCCCGCTATTGCGGTCAAAGTTCGTTGGGAGGACCGGAAAGAAGTGTACTATGGTCAGCTTGATCGTCGGGAGCTAATCAGCAACGCCGTGGTCTTTGTTGACCGTGACGTCGCTACCGGTGACTGGCTATACTTAGGAACAACTGACGCCGGTGACCCATCACTGTTTGCCGGTGCCTTCAAAGTGCAGAGGTTCGATAAGATACCGGATCTCAGGAATCTTAACCCGATGAGAAGGGCAGTTCTGTAATGGCTAAGGCTACCAGCTTCAAGGCCAACTTCGGGCGGCTGCCTGGCCGTGTACGAGCGGGTAGCCCAGCCTTCTTCAGGAAGGCAACGACTAAGACTGCTCAAGCGGACATGGCGGCTATTATCCAGCGGTACGACGGCTTTATTAAGCACCTCCAGGGTGTCACACCTGAGGCCATATACGATGCGCTGGAGCCGGTATTTGACAAGAGTCAAGAGTACGTACCAAAGGCAACAGGTCTCCTTGCTGAGAGCGCCGAGATGAACATTAACCAGCTAGATAATGGTCGGATCGAAGGTGAGATCACATACGGCAGCACGTCTGCTTGGTATGCTGCGCTAGTCCACGAGCTGGTGTATGTTAATCACGAACCTCCTACGCGCAGCAAATATCTCCAGGCAGCGCTCGAAGAGGAGATGGACAACTTTCTAACCAGTATTCTACTACACTACACGGGAGTGTTCAAATGAGGGATCCTGCAATCATCGTTAAGGACCTTCTGGAGGCTGCGGGCGTAGGTCAGTTCGCCGTCACTTCTGGATGGTGTCTCTGTCTAGGTGATCCACCAGATGTGCCGGACAGTGTAGTACTGGTTAATCAAACAGGGGGGCTTAATCCGTATCCACACTTACTCATCAACCAACCCAGCGTACAAGTAATAGTCAGAGGTGCGCGGAATGGCTACCCAGCAGCGCGTGAGAAGATAGACGAAGCCATCAGGACTCTATTAGGCATCTACACCTATGTGGATCCTGTAAGTGGCGACATCTATCGGTCCTGCATCCAGTTAGGAGACGTTGCCTATCTGGGCAGGGATGACAACACGAGGACAATGTTCTCAGCGAATTTCCGTTTCATAGTCGAGCCGGTAGAGGCTGCAGGGTCGCATAGGATCGCGATCACATAACGTACCAAAGGAAGGAATTTAATCATGGCAGCGAAACAAGTAGCACTATCCACCGACGACGCCACTTACCGGCTCCTCCCGGGTGGCACAGGTGAAATCACGAGGGAGGGAGTTGCGATCGAGGACACGATCTTCGGTCAGACGTACAAGTCGGAGATCACCGGACCGATCACATGGGGCATGAACGCCAATGCGATCTACAAGGGGTACCCGGGTTACGTCGGCACCCTCAAGAAGCCTGGCACTCCAGTTGTGGCGGATGGTGAAGCCTGTACGCTCGTGTCAGGCAAAACCTACCAGATCGACGCGGCGGCAAAGCGGGTCTGGGATCGCACGGATACGGTCGTGGTGTATGACAATGCGGTGGATCATACCGCGGATGTCGAGTCGATCGACTATCTGTTCGGAACGGTGACGTTCAAGCCGGCCTATACCGTTACGTCTCCGGTGACTGTGGATGTCAGTTACTTCCCCATGGCGACTCTCGGCAAGTTCACCGGCTTCACGTTGAACATGACGGCTGATGCCATTCGGGATTCAGACATCCCGGCGCTGATCGCCAACGGTGGATTTCACACCCACATTCCTGGGTTGAAAACCGTTACGCTGGAGGTTCCGACGGTGTTCGATGCGACGGACGACTGGCCAGCTGGTCTGGAGGCTCGTGCGGAGTACCTGCTCGAGCTGAATCCGGACGGTCTGGGCGAGGCAAGCGGCTCGTTGGCCCGAGGCTTCTTCCGCCTCACTTCGCAAAGACAGTCTGGGGATGTCGGGGCGCTCGAGGAAGAGAGCCTGATGTTCAGCCTCAACGTGCCGTATCTCGACAGTCCAGGTCTCACGACTCCGTTCGGTTGGATCCACGATGCAGCATCGCCGATGCCTCTAGCGATTCAGGATGCTCTGACTCGGTGGGCTGGTGATCTCTCCATCTGGGGCCGATATCTGCACGACGGGATCGTAGGCTGGAAGGGCTCGGGAGTTATCACGAACATCTCACTTTCGGCAGGAATGGAAGCGATGAACGTGTTTACCTGCAATCTCCAAATGTCAGGTGCAGCAACCGACGTCTAAGAAGCACAGCAGCATATAAAGCAGTATAGGGCAGTTAACCAGTTACCTACGTAAGGAGTAGAACCATGACGGAAGCGAAGAAGTCAAGAGCCGACCTACGGAGTAGGATCCTGGGCGAGAAGGTTCGCAAGGAAATTATTACGTTGCCAAACGGAGATAAGGTTGAAGTGCACGAGCCCTCGGTGAGTCAGATGTTGCGCACTGTGGCCATCGAGGACACTCGTACACGTATGCTCCGGATGCTGGTCGACTCTTGCTTTGTACCTGGTACGAACGAGAAGGTCTTCGAGGACGCAGACATAGACGCTCTGGGTGAATTGCCGTTCGGGGGTTCGTACAACGCCCTGATCGACAAGGTCCAAAGCTTTATGGACATCTCCAAGAAGGTCGAAGAAGAGGGAAAAGTTACCGAAGGGGCTCCAGCCAATTCCTAGTCAGCTGGGTGGGGTTCCACTTAGGCTTGACTGAGAACGAGGTCGGAGCGTTAAGCACAAGTGAGTTTGCACGCTGGATCGTGTTTATAGGGAAGATGAACGATAATGGCCAGACAAGTGGATCTCGGAAGGGTAGGGTTCGGGCTCGTAGCTGACTCCACTCAGTTACAGTCTTCCCTACGCCATCTCCGCAAATTCGGGCAAGAGGTTAACACCTTATCCAGGGCCACTGATGCGGCCGGGACGAAGATGTTTTCCAAGTTTGCCGGAGTTGAGCGGCAACTCACTAGCTTATTCTCCCGTACGCAAGCCGTCACCGCTAAAATGCGGCAGACGGGGGTTGCGGCGGCGGAGATCGATAAGGTATCGGTTTCCTACCAGCGGCTAACGAGGGAGGTGACGCGTAACGCAGCGACGATGTCGCGCCACAATATCGCTCGGGCCACTACGGGAATGAGTGCCATTATTGGCCGTGGGAACGCGTCGGCGGCGGCTAAGCAGACGAAAAACATGGCGTTGGCATTCCGCGACCTCGAACGAGCTGCCATTCTTGCGGTAGGTCCCTTGTCGGGTGTTGGTGCTCGACTTGCGGTACTTGCCGCCTTATTCGAAAGCACTGGTGCGAAGATGGCGTTGTTTATCGCCGGAACCACCGCTGTTGCAGTCGTCTTCGGTTTACTAGCTACGGCCGGTGTCAAGGCGACAATGAAGATGGAGCAGTTTAACGCCCAGTTATCAACAGCTGCGGGGTCTGCTGCTCTAGTCAGCGAAGAATACGCGTTTGTTTCCGAACAGGCCGATAAGTTCGGGTTGAGTGTCGAGAAGATGGTCGAACCGTATGCGAAGTTTGCTACGGCCGCACGCCTATCGAATGTCACCCTGAAAGAGCAGCGCAACATCTTCGTGGCAGCTACGACCGCTGGTGTAGCAATGCGTCTGTCCTCGGAACGAATGGGTCTCGTCTTCTTGGCTCTAGAGCAAATGCTGTCCAAAGGTACGGTGACGATGGAAGAACTACGTCGCCAGATGGGTGACTTGATTCCAGGGTCCTTCGAACTTGCCGCTAGAGCGATGGGAGTAACTGGTGGCGAGCTGGCTTCGATGATTAAGAAGGGTGAGGTCCTAGCTACTGATCTACTACCTAAGTTGTCCAAGCAATGGATGATGGTCTTCGGACCTGGCGCTGCTCAGGCAAGTCAGACTCTCCAAGCCGAGCTGGAACGTTTTAGCACATCTACATTTGAGCTGTCCAAAGCTTTAGACAAAGCTACCAACGCTTCTGCGCTATTCCGTAATATAGTTGTTAGCACTCGGGAGACTATCCAATCGCTGACGAAGAACATGGATACGGTGATGAAAGTCACTGCGGCTCTAGCCGGGGCGGGTGGTATGCTGGCCCTCCTAAGTATAATGCTCCGGCTTCCGGCTGCGATTGCCTTCGTCACTAGAGGCCTCTTGGGACTAGCTGCTGCAATTACAGGCGTAGGGACAGCTGCTACACTAGCTAGTGGTTTAGGCCTCCTCAAGTTCTTCCTTCGTCTTGGTGTAGCCGTAGGCGGAGCAGCTCTTGTTTACGACTTGATGGGCAAGAAGATGAACGTCTTGGTTGAGGAGACCGATGATTTCCTCATCAAGGCCGAGGCGTGGGTGAAGATATTCGAGCACGTAGGCGGAGCAGACGCTCGTACTACGCAGCAGTTGAAGGATACGGCTACTTTGCGTATGACCCTGATTGCCGACGAGATTGCTGCTATGCAGTTAAAGCTCGAGGCTATGAAAGAGGTAGCAGCCGCTTCCGCTCCGACAATGTCAAGCTCGATCGGTATGGGCTTGACAGCTGGTGGTCGTATGATCGGAAGGCCGTCACCAGGTACTAAGACAAAGACAGTCGTAGACGAACAAATCGAAGGCGCACAAGCTTCGATGAAGAAGCTCAAGGACGCTTTAGAGCGTGTCCGGGGGTTCCAGGTAGCCCTGATGAACATCGAGGTCGCTCCGGCCCAGAAAGGTAGTGGTGCGGATGAAACTGGTACTGGCTTTGTAAACTGGGTCAAGCGTATTAAGAAGTCCATCCGAGAAGTGCAGGCGCTATCGGCTGAAATTGCACAGGCCGACTTTGGTGAAGATGCAATGCGGAAAGCCAGGTCTATGAAAGAGGCCATGGATACTGTAGCTGCGATGCCGATCAAGAAGCAAGGATCGATCTCCGCCATTGCAGAGCAACTTCGCAAAGCTGGCTTCGAGGGTAAGAACCTCACGGAACAGCTTGCCAACATGTACTTCCTAATCGACAAGAGGAAGGATACACTCAAGGAGCTGGAGCAGTTCTCTAAGAACGCTGAGAAGGTCGGCAAGTCGATTAGCGATATGTTCCGCGACCTAGAGTCCATGAAGCGTGGGGCTCTAGCGGCTGATCCTGAAGAGTTCCGTAATGCGGAGCGTCGCGAGGTAGCCGCCGGTAAAATGGTCGATCTCCTCAAGACGATGGGAATGGATCAAGCGAATATCAACTTCCTGGTCGATGAGTATCGAGCCAAGTGGGAGGATGTCCGAGGTGTCGAGAAGGAGGCGATCCGTATCAAGGAGCTCCGCAAGGAGATGGACAGTCTGTTCGAGAACACCGGCAACAAAGGTGCTCGAGCGTTGCAGAAGATGGACAGGCAGATCGAGACAGTTACGGAGGCTCTGGAAAAGGGTGTCATCACTTGGGAGGAGGCTTTTGAGGCCTACGAGGCTATCAGTGATGATCGGTTGCAGAACATGCTCAGTAAGACCGAGGTATTCGGTCGTAGTATCACTGAACTGATGAAGTCCCTCGAGTCCGATCTTTCCAAGACCTTCGCCGATATCGCAATGGGTGGTAAGGCTACCTGGAAGGATATGTTCGAGCAGATCGAGCGGCAAGCTCTTGAGTTCGGGTTCAAGATGATGCTAGTCGCGCCAATCATGAAAGGCATATTCGGAGGTTTGTATACCGGGAAGTCGGCAGACGAAGGTACTGGCTTAATGGAGGGTGTTGTCAAGATGATAGCGGGGGGCTTGGCCTCGGGGGGTGGGGGTGGAGGTGCAGGTCTAGAATCTATCGGACTTAGTTCAGTAGTCCCAATGGCTAGTGGCGGCCCATTCCGTGCTGGTCAACCAATGCTTGTTGGCGAAGAAGGTCCCGAGCTGATCGTACCCAATACGGCAGGTAATGTTGTACCGGGTGGAGCCGGTGGAGTCACCATCTACATGAACATCTCCACTCCGGATGCCAATAGCTTCCGAGCATCTCGGACACAGATTATCTCAGATATGTCCAACAGCTTGTCACGCGTAAGAAGGGGTAGCTAATGGCCTTCCTTGAAATACAATTCCCCACATCTATCAGCTACGGAGCTGCTGGTGGTCCTTCTTACAGTACAGACGTTATAGTCCTAGATTCCGGGTTTGAGAGTCGCAACCAGAACTGGTCCGTAGCTCGTGCATCATGGGACGTTGCTCATGGGATTAAGAACCAAGCGAATCTCGACGTCCTAATTGCCTTCTTCCGAGTAGCGAAGGGTAAGGCAAACGGATTCCGGTTTAAAGACTGGATCGACTATCTAGTAGCCCAAACTGAAGGGCGTTTAGGTACAACCGCTGTCGGTACAGGTTTCGCAGCTTACCAGCTGTACAAGAGATACAGTAATGCAGCCGGTTCAGAGGACCGTATTATCCAGAAGCCTGTATCGGGACAGACTACGGTGTACCGTGATTCCAGTCCTGTAACAGTCGGTGGAGGTGCTGGTCAGATCGCTATCGACTACACCACGGGTATCATCACGTTTGTTGCGGACAGTTCATTTAGCATCACTGCTATCACTAAAGCGGATCCCGGTGTAGTCACAACCAGCGCACCCCACGGGTTCTCCAACGGTGACCTGATATATATTTCAGGGGTCGGTGGTATGGTGGAGGTCAACAATCGTGTGTTCGCGATCACGGGAGCGAGCGGTAGTGTCTTCTCGATAGAGGACACATCCGGACATACTACCTATACCACTGGCGGGCTAGCTTCCAAGTTTCCTCAGCCGGCCGAATCGCTTCAATGGGCTGGAGAGTTTGATGTACCGGCAAGATTCGATACGGACAAGATGAACGCCCGTGCTGAGACGTACAGCCTCTTCGACTGGGGTCAGATTCCGGTAATGGAAATAAGGGTGTAATATGTCACGTACAATATCAGCCAATCTAGAAATCCACGTCGCAGAAGAGGCGACTACGCTTGCCACCCTATGGAAGGTGACACGCGTCGACAGTGTTGTCTTCGGCTTTACCGATCACGATCAGGACATCGTCTACTTAGGTCTCACCTACAGCGCGTCCACAAGCTATCGGCGCAGTGCTATGCGAGCGAATCTTGGCCTGGAGGTCGACGACATGGAGATCCAGGGAGCCTTTGACTCGGCGGCGATTACGGAGGCTGATCTCCTAGCCGGACTTTGGGACTATGCCACTGTCGAGCAGTTCACTATCAACTGGTCCGATACGTCTCAGGGTGTAATCATAGGTCCTAAAGGTCGTCTAGGTGAAGTAAGTGTCAACCGGAATAGTTTTAATGTCGAACTGCGAAGCCTGTCACAAGCTCTTCAACAGCCTGTAGGCCGCCTTTATATGCCCGCCTGTGATGCGGATCTAGGCGATGCTCGCTGCGCCTTTAATCTACCCTCCCTTCAGGTATCTGGAACGATTACAGGAATATCTAATCGGCGGATCTTCTTCGACACCTCTCGTGCAGAAGCTACAGGCTACTTCGATCAAGGTAAGATCACCTGGACTTCGGGCAACAACAGTGGGTTCTCTGCCGAAGTGAAATACTTCCTAGTTACGGGAGGCCAGATCGATCTACAGATGTCGCTGCCATACGACGTGCAGGTAGGCGACGGATACACAATGACGCCTGGATGCAATAAGACATTCGCGACCTGCATTTCGAAGTTCTCCAACGGGGTTAACTTCCAGGGCTTCCCGCATATCCCCGGACTTGATAGAATGCTTAGCGGAGGACGAACATGAACGGTATGGCGGTCGTTGAAGAGGCGCGCAAGTACCTCGGTAGTCCATTTAGACACCAAGGACGTACGCATACCGGTATAGATTGTGCTGGCCTAATAATTAAGGCCCTCAGCAATCTTGGGACCAACCTCTACGACGTGCCTGGTTACGGTAGACAACCCAAGGATAGTGAGCTCGAGGGACAGATGGATAAGCAGCTAGTACGCTTGTCTGCTCAGGAGTCGTGGCGGGTTGGTGACGTACTACTAATGAGATTTGGACTCGAGCCGCAACATGTAGCTCTGGTATCGCGTCTTGACCCAGTTTATATTCTGCACACGAATAGTAGTATTGGTCGCGTAGTTGAGCATATCCTCGATCAAAGATGGCAGCGTCTCGTGGTATGTTCATATCGACTACCGGGAGTAAACTAGGATGGCTATACTTGCATTAGGCGTAATAGGTGCGGGACTAGGTACGGCGGCACTTGGCGCTGGCGTAGTCGCGTTCGGGATGACCGGTACGGCAATTGGTTGGACTCTTGGTACCATAGCCGGTTCGCTCCTGTTCCCACCGAAGGGTTCTCATACCTCGCAGCAAGGACCGCGCATCTCGGATAACAAGATCCAGACTAGTACTTACGGCCAAGCGATCCCAAAGGTATATGGTCGGGCACGGATCGCGGGCAACATCATCTGGTCGTCCGATATCATTGAGACCGCCCACGTAATCGTGCAGGAGTCAGGAGGAGGAGGCAAAGGCGGAGGTGGGGGCTCCTCACAAACCAGCACGACTTATACGTATCACATACACATCGCGATTGGTCTGTGTGAAGGCGCGATTGTTGGTGTGCGAAAGATCTGGGCTAACGGTCGGTTGATCTATAACATCGGCGACACTGTAGACGCGAATACAATCTATGCCTCGAACAAGCGGTCCGATGGGATAACTGTTTATACCGGCGATACAACGCAGTTGCCGAGCTCTCTGATGGAGTCGTATCAAGGTGCTGGTAACGTGCCCGCGTACCGAAATCTAGCCTACGTTGTGTTCAACGACTTCCAGCTAGAGGACTTCGGTAATAATGTCCCTGCACTCGAATTCGAGGTCATATCTCAAGGGACGCTGACATTAGTGACGGGTGGCATCTCGGGCGCTACAGAATATTGGTCGCCGCCCTCTGATCAGGTCGGGGGATGTACCTTTGACTCATCAACAGCTGTTTCAGGAAATACTAACAACCGGTGTACGCACGGTATTGACTCGAATGACTATTTCTCGTTCAGCCGCCTATGGGTAACCCTTTTCAATGGCCAGCATCACATGGTAGCGGAAATACGGCGTGACTTCAATGGGGCAGGATTTAACGACCAGCGTCCCAGCGTCATAGTAGATAACATCATAGCAACAACATACTTCTACGGTGGTGGTAGGAGTATGAGGACTGGTGGAATCATGCAAGGCGATCGGAAATACCTTGTCTGGACAGACAACTTCGCAACGGGGTGGAGTGCAGGTAAGCTGTGGATGAGTTGGGACATGGACAATAACGTACTGAAACAGATTGAAGGTCCCGGCACTATTGGGTCGTCATGGACACCAATAATGTCCTGTGCTAGATATGGCAACCACCTCTATGTGAAGTGCTGGGTCTGGAACGGTTGGGCCTGCAACCTCTTCTATGTTGATATGTCAGCTCCCTACCCAGCTGCCGTTATACTTTCTGCGAGTGGGGTAAATGTCGGCGACTACCTATTCGCGGACGTAGTCGGTCTACACATAGGGAAGGGGCCCGATGGTGGTCACGCCAGTTTCGGTTTTAAGAGCTACGCGCACGGGACACTTACGGAGATCGCATCAATTGCCGCAGCTCAGGGCACGACTCTGACGGGTATGGAACGTCTCGATGACGGAGCGTTCATCACGGAAGAGCGCAGCTCTTTATGGCATACTTCCATAGGTGGGGTGCGTACGAACCTCGGCACCGTCCCAGCTCAGTACTTCTCCTCATGGGCATACGGGGCATATAAGAACGGAGTCTGGGGTACTGCCGATCACGAGCCATCTTCAGGTATAGTTAACAAGTGGTACGGGGTGGCAGTATCGTCTACTGGTACAATAGCTCTCTCGGTCATAGTGCAGGATCTCTGCCTGCAAAGTGGCTTATTAGCAGGAGACATTAACGTAGCGGCCCTTACGGATCAAGTACGTGGTTATGTAAAAGGTTCCCGTGTTTCTTTACGGGCAGCACTCGAGCCGCTTATGATCGCGTACAGTTTCGACGGACTGGAGTCGGATGGTAAGGTGAAATTTGTTAAGCGTGGTGGAGCTGTTGCAGCTACCTTCGACAACGATGACCTTGCCGCTCATGAGTCTGGTAGCGACATACCTGCTCAGGTATTGGTAACCAGGCAATCTGATCTAGAAATGCCTGACGAGATAACCGTAGCTTTCATCAACGAGAATGCCAACTACGAGCAGGGAGCGCAATACGCTCGTCGTACAGTTCCTGCTTCTAACTCCCAGGTTAGCGTTGAGCTGCCAGTCGTTCTATCCGACAATGAAGCTCGCCAGATTGCTGAGCGTGTGTTGTACTCACTTTGGCAGTCTCGACAGGATTACAGGTGGTCTACCAGCAGGAAGTACGTGAAGTACGATCCTGCCGACGTCATCAACCTTCCGGTAACAGGAGAGAACAAGCAGGTCCGGATTCGGCAGAGGGATGAAGGGGCTAATGGTATTGTTCAGTGGGAAGGATCGGGGGAAGATGCTGCGGTGTATACGCAGACTCTAATCGCGCAGACTCCTCTGGATCCGATATCTGCAGTGTCCTCTCAAGGACCTACTGACTTCCGGTTATTAGATATTCCTCTCCTAAGAGCGTCCGATAACAGTTACGGCTTTTATGCTGCTGCTGCTGGTCTTATGGCTGCATGGAAGGGTGGAGTTGCTCACATTGCGCGCGACGGGATTGCGTACCTCGCAATACCAGAAGGAGTCTTTCTTGGATCGGCTACTATGGGGAAGGCTACTTTAGTCTTAGCAACTGTTACTAATCCTCATCAGTGGGACGAGGCTAAGACCGTCAATGTTGAGTTGACCTCTGGCGCCTTGTCTAGCGTAACTCGAGCACAGGCTCTAACAGGCCAAAATGTCATCCTACTCGGGACCGAAGTTATCCTATTCACGGATGCTACTCTCGTTTCCGGCACAACGTACAAACTCAGCGGTATGTTACGAGGGCGTTTAGGTACCGATATCTTCATGGGCGATCACGCGATCGGGGAGAGTTTCGTTCTGCTAAATGCTACCTACCTGCGCTTCCTGCCAATGGTCAGCTCCGATGTAGGTCAGCTGTATCCTTGGAAGTGTCCTTCCTTTACCCAGGTGATAACAGATGCCACTGCTATCTCGGCTACATACCAAGGGAACAATCTTAAACCTCTACATCCAGTACACGTAGCAGGAGGGAGGAACCACCTCAGTGACATCATCATCAAGTGGGCCCGACAGACTCGACTCCCAGCCGTAATGCGCGACTATGTAGACGCTCCCCTCGGTGAGGATACAGAGAGCTACGAGGTAGATATCATGAGCGGATCTACTGTGAAGAGGACACTTGCCAGCTCTACTAAGACCGTTACATACTTATCAGCCGACCAGACTACCGACTTCGGGGCACCCCAGAGTAGCCTCGTGATCAATGTATACCAGCTATCTGCCCAAGTGGGTAGGGGCTTCGCCGAGAACGAGACCGTCTAGGAGACATTATGACCACTCTTACCCAACTGACAGAAGCTCAGGCAGGCAAAACCACCACGATCAACGAGATCCTCACTACCCTCCAATGGGCAGGGATATTTGCTCGTAACTACACTACGTCTGCTGGATTGACGCACCAGTACTTCGGGGGCTACATTTACGTCGATGGTGTACCTACCTTAAAGAGCAATAGCAGTGTCGCTCTGACCAATGCTACGAACTACGTCGAGGTCGATCGCGCAGGTACTATTAGTGTCAACACGAGTGGCTTTACTGCTGGGCAGATTCCGCTCTATGTGATCGTCGCTGCTGGCGGGGTCGTCTCAACTATTACCGACTGGCGTCCTTGGAGCATCCGGGTAATGGAATCGCGGCTATCCAAAGCCATAGGCGGTTCTGGCGCCGTTACTCTGACAGACGACGAAGCCCGAGTCAAGATCCTTGAGTTCACTGGAGCCTTATCAGGCAATCGCTCTGTGGAGGTTCCTTCAGCTGTCTGGGACTACGTCGTCTTCAACAATACGACCGGCGACTTCACTCTTACGGTCCTAGTGAATGGTCAAACAGGAATCGTGATCCCGAGAGGGGCTACGATGTACTTGTACGTGAATAACACGGACGTGAAAGCTGAACCGGTTGCTTTCGAGATCGGCGCAGCTAACATCGGAGCCTTCGCTGTCTTGAAGGCTAGTGTCGATACTACGCAGGTCGGAAACATCGGTGTAGGAGAGGACGACCTCATCACTTACAGCCTACCTGCCGATGCAATGAGTGTAGCAGGTAAGGGAGTCCGTATCACAGCTTGGGGCACCTTCCCCAACAATGCGGATACCAAGACGCTGAAGATCTACTTCGGCTCGCAAGTCATCTTGACATATGCCTTCACCGTTAGTATCGACGGTGCTTGGAGGGCTGTCGCTGAGGTATTCTCTACAGGAACAGATACGCAGGACTACGTCGCTCAGTTGAACGTGTTCGAGACTACTCCCGCCAGTGCTATCGATATCGAAACCGGTACCGCTACGCAGGATGATGGAGCTGCCATTACGATCAAGTGCACTGGCGAAGCAACCAGTGATAACGACATCGTACAACTGGGACAGCTAGTCGAGTTCCTAAACTAAGGAGTACCTGTGCTAACAGAAATTGCAGCTGCTGTCGGGCTTAAGGTGGGGGGGCTATTAGCTGCCATCTTTGGTGCGCTGGTTAGTATCCCCTTTATCCCATCCCCGTACGAGGAGCGCGGCAAGGCCTCCATATACAAGACCTCCGTTCTAGGTTGTGGAATATTATCAGCTATCTATGTCGGACCTTTAGTAGTCCACTACACTGAATTAGCCAAGGCGGAGAACGCAATCATCTTTCTGACCGGAACCTTCTTCATGTCGTTCGCAACAGCTATCCATAAAGCGGCCCAACAAGCCGACCTCAGGATGCTCAGCGAGATGTTGAAGACATGGTTCACGGGTCCGAAGAAGTAGAGGGGTCGCTATGTATGATCAATTAGGTTTAACCTTCATGCAGGTCTTAGGAGTGTCTTCGGCGGTTATCATATTCGTGATAGCTGTTACTCTGGTTCTACACCGAGACTACGATGATGGCCTAATCGGTAAACTAGCTCTAAGTGGTCTTGTCATTGCTACGTTGGGCCCCTTGTGGGAGCACTTCCATGCTGGGATACGTTATAACTTGCTACAGACAACCCTCCTGTTGTACGTGTCCATAGCCCTCTTCCTAATGAGACATGTTTGGCGCTTCAACAGGTACCTAAAGTGCGGAGCCTTCTCGTGGAGCTCTAGTAATATCCAGCGGAGGAGGATAGCTAGGGAGGCTAAAGGTGAAACTAAGAAACGACCAAGCTATTTCAACATGGGCAAACAGATTGTCTGGACTGCTCTTGTAATCGCTGGCCTGTACCTAATTACCGAAGGAGGCTGGTAATGCGACAGATCAAGGCAATCGTTATTCACTGTGCCGCGACCCCAGATGGCGATGCTAGGTTCGATCGTACCTGGTGTGATATACTACACCGTAAGAAGGGCTGGCGTATGATCGGCTACCACCGCTACATCGAGATTAGCGGGTTGGTTGTCGTCGGGCGTAAGCTCAAAGAGATCGGCGCACACGTGTCAGGACAGAACAGCCGCACAGTTGGAATCTGCATAGCTGGCATGAGTCGCTTCACGCTCCCTCAATGGGAGTCACTTGCCAACCAGGTGAACGATTTACAAGACCTGTATCCTACTGCGGAGGTGAAAGGACACAGGGACTACTCCCCGGATCTCAATGGCGACGGTATCATCGAGCCGTGGGAGTACATGAAAGAGTGTCCATGCTTCGATGTAGCAACCTGGCTTGCCGGAGCTAAGCAACCTCTAGCGGGTCATATATTCGTCCCTGATAACCAAGGAGAAGATAATGTCCCTCAAGTCCCTTAAGACTAGCTGGACCGCATGGTGGAACAAGTACCTATCGCTGGATGGGACAGTCGATTCATACCTCATGCGGTTTATCAGCTGGAAGTACTCGACAGGTATCGTCGTAGTGATTCTGATCCTTGCAGCCATCGGGGCAGTAGTGATCTCGAAGTCGGGCTGAAGTAGCCTCTAGTTATCTTAGTCATGCACCAGTCAAGGAGTCAATCAGATGCAAGTTGCAACCAGAGTACAGATGGTCGATATCATACCGGAAAGCGAGTATGTCATCGATCAGTACCTTAGCCATTTGAACGAGGCGTTTGAGCGCTTCGAGGTCAACACGCCTTTAAGGCAGGCGGCTTTCATTGCCCAGATCGGCCATGAGAGTATTAGGATGACCCAGATCGAGGAGAATCTGAACTACTCCGCGAATGGGTTACTTCGGACGTTTCCTGACTACTTCACACCGGAGTCCTCGAAGGAGTTTGCATACAAGCCGATGCGGATTGCTAATCGGGTGTATGCTAACCGAGGCGGTAATGGTCCTGAGGATTCGGGCGACGGCTGGAGATATCGTGGTAGAGGTCTCATCCGGATCCACTACCAAAGAGCCTACATGCTTGCGAGTAAGAGGCTGACTGGTAAGCCGAACTTCTTTACCGACGATCCCAATCTGGTTTTCCAGCCTGAGTGGTCTGTTAGAACGGCGTTCGACTTCTGGGAGGCCAATGAGCTCACTCCTTATGCCGACCGAAACTCGGCTATCGAGATGCGCAACATGACTCGTAAGATTAACCGGGGACTTCGAGGATTAGACGATCGTCTGTTCTTGTGGCGTCGTGCTAAGGACATCTTCGGCGCTCCCCCAGAAGAGGAGTAATCGTCATGTTCGGATTTGGAATAGGTGAGATACTTACCATCTTCGGTGGTGGGGCTGCCGCTCTTGTCCCCAGTATCATTGGGAAGTTCTTCGTTGGTGGTGGTGCGACCTTCCCTATACTCATAGTCGTAGGACTATTGGGTGCTGCCGGAGGGTGGTATGTCACGAAGGCGTTCTGGAATGCCAGTGAAAAGGCGGCTGTGGAAATGGCCCTTGCGGATAGAGAGGTTCGTTTCCATACAGTCATCCAAACCGAGTATGTCTTCAAAGACAGGGTCAAGAAGGTATACGTAAAGGGAGAGGAGATTATCCGAAATGTTCCCGTCATCATTACCGAGAAGGTTGAGAAAGCTTGCCCTACTGGCCTCCCTAATGGTTATGTTAGGGTGCACGACGGTGCCGCTCGAAACGAAGCTACCAGTGGCGCCACCGACACTGACGGAGATCCCGCAGGAGTTACGCTTACTCAAGCCGGACAAACTGTCGGAGAAAACTACAGGTCGTACAACGTCTGTCGAGAGCAAGTGATTGGCTGGAACGCTTTCTACACGTGTCTCCGCAAGCTAGGATACGAAGCTGACGAGAAGGATGTTATATCCTGTATCAAGGCTGAAAGTAACCTGCTGGACAGGGGGCTAGGAACACTAGATTCCCGTTGAAGGACCACAGGCAATTGCTTTATAATATCCTTAGTGTTGTCCTTTTAGTAGCACTCAGGATGGGTAGAGCAGCACTACAATCAGGTCATGCGGAGGGGACGTGCAGATAGTCACGGCGGATCAACTCTTGGCGCAGGACTTAGCTAAGAGTGGATTAGAGACCAAGGACCTAGATGCGCACTTAGCGCAAGAGTCCGAACTAGCGGCAGTCGGCATTAGGCCGCATCTATACATGGATACTCCAGGAGTAGGTACTCCAGGGTATGTCATACCGTATTACGACCTTAGTGGTAATAGGGCTCCTTTCTATCGTGTCAGGCTTTTTCAGCCTCTCCCGAAGGGTGCTAGATATCTACAACCACAGAACTCCGGCTCTTGGCTATACTTTCCTAAGGCATTCGCTGAGCTCGCACGCGCCGCAGCTGCTGGTAAGGGTCGGACCAAAATAAACGGATTCCCATCGGCAATCATCCTAACTGAGGGTGAGAAGAAGGCAGCTAAAGCTTGTGCAGAAGGGTTTCCTACATGCGCGGTAGGGGGCACTTATAACTGGCGCACTCGAACTCTCATCCTCCCTGAAGGTACGACACTTCTTAAGAACCGGGATGGCGACATAGTCGCAAAGCTGGAGAAGGGAGCCAATCTAGCCCCTACCTCCGATAACAAAGCCTTCCTAGCAAGCGGTCTCGAGAATCTGATCCGGTTCGTTAAGGATCACGACATGCAGATCATCATAGCCTTCGATAGTGACAATCCTGCCAACTCGAAGGTCCAGGAAGCTGCTGCAGAACTCGGCTTCGAGCTCCGCATTCAAGGCTTGATTAGCCGTAACATTCGCCAACTCATCCTGCCTGCTAGTGAAGGTAAAAAGGTGGGACTGGACGATTTCCTACAAGGACATGGAGCAGACGGACTAGACTTGGTCCTCAAGCAGTGCATCGAGCTGAAGAGTGCATTTCCTATCCACCCCAATCTAAAGAGCCTGCTGAATAAACGTCTCGGTGCAACTCTGTACAGATCGGAAGCTAAGGAACTAGCTTTAATGGTCCTAAGTGATATGGACCGGTCTGGTATTAGAATGATGGAACAAGGTACTGATACCCCGTTCTACTTCGATAGCCGATCCAAGAAGTTGTTGCGGGTGAATCTACTACAACACCATAGCCAGCCTCTGCACGAGAGTAAGTTCGGCGAGTTCATGTATAAGAACTACGATATTGGTCAGGCAGATTCCAAGTTTGTCCAGTGGCTCGCTGCCAGCTTCACAGGTGAACAACCTGTCGAAAGTGTTCAGCCCCGAAGTACATTGGCCCTATTAGACCCTTTCAGGTTGGCATATCAGTTGGACGATGGACATTTTGCTGTAGTGTCTGCCGATCCAGAACAGTCCTTCGTCATCAAGGAGAACGGTTCAGATGGATTGTTATTCAAAGCAGATCAGGTTGAGCCGCTAGATCATGCTCTACTTGCCAAGGAGTTCAAGAAGCAGATATCCTGGCTTCAGACTAAGCCTAAGTTCGAGGAGTTCTACTGGCCTAAGGTTCTTAAGCAGTTTAAGTTCGCCAGACCGAACGACTATAAGGTCCTGAGTATACTGAGCTACATGTCACCTTGGTTGTGGCGTTGGAACGGAGCTCAGCTACCTGTGGAACTTCTGATCGGCGAACCTGGATCCGGCAAGTCGAGCTACTACTCCCTCCGACTTCAGATCCTAACAGGCAGACCAGCTCTTCGAAACCAGCCTACGGACGTACGAGATTGGTACGCTAGTATTACGAGTAGTGATGGTATTCACGCTATCGACAACGTACATATGGTCAATAAGGAACTCCGGCAAAGACTGTCCGATGAGATATGTCGGATCGTGACTGAGCCTAGTCCTTATGTCGAGATGCGGAAGCTGTTCACGACCTCTGATAACTACCGTATTCCAGTCAGGACCGTATTTGCTATGACGGCCATTCAACAACCGTTCATGAATGCGGATATCCTACAACGGTCCCTAATCTTCGAGATGCAGGCTATTGGTACGGATCACGATTCTGATTGGGCCTCGGGAGCGCTCGTCGCACTCGGGGGACGAGAGGCTTGGTTAGCACATCAGCTAGCTGTTCTCCACATGCTATTCCGAAAAGCAAAGGATGGTGGGTGGAATCCTAGATACAAGAGCCAGCATCGACTAGCACACCTCGAGCAGTTGTTCCGCCTTGTAGGGAGTATTGTCGGTATGGCAGACGGTGAATTGGTAGGGGCGTCCTTAGCGACTGCCTCTGAGGAAGCAGTCAGCGAGTACGATTGGACGATGGAAGGTCTTAAGTCCTTCTCGCTGGAGTACTATCCGGAACTCAAGAGCAATCCCACCAAGGTCTTTACCTTACAGGACGTCGCGAGCTGGGCTATGTCGCGAGAGGAGTACTCCGAGAACAATATCATTACCAATGCTCGCCGTTTGTCCAGGTACGTTAAGTCGCACAAGTTCATGGTTGAAAAAGTGGCTGGGTTCATACTTATGCCCAACAGGTATGGCAACCGTGATGGCTATAGACTAGGTGACGTTAGGCGACCCTAAAGAGACCATCAAAGACCTCTTGCTATGAACCTTAGGATGCTATATAATCTAATCATCGCTTATCCACACGCAATGGGAGCGGCGACGTTTATTTTCCGTCAACCAGTGAAGAGGAGTTTGAACCATGGCAACGAATCCATCAGGCAAGACAGCCGAAGCGAAACTGGCAACCGACAAGGGCAAAGCAGGCGAAGGCGCCACCAAGCAAGGTGCAGCCGTCGTTCTCTCGAACGGCGAGCGTCGGATCGACTTCATCCGCCGGCGTTTCAAGGAAGGTGCGAAGCGTGGCGAGATCGCCAAGGAACTCGGCGTTCCGTACCAGATCGTGTTCGCCGCGACCAAGACCAAGAAGGAACCGGAAGCGAAAGCGGCCTAACTATCATCTCCTGTACCGGCACCTCCCATCAGCCGGTATTTCAACGGGGTAGAGCCAGATCCCCTCTGGTCTTCTACCCCGTTCTTTTTTCGGAGATAGGAGGTAAGGTCGGATGAGCACAGTAATTAAGAACCTACTAAAAGTCTCCCTACCAGAGTCGACCCCTTGTATAGCGGCGATCGACCCAGGTGAAACTACAGGGCTATGCTGCTTCAGGGGTCATACCCTTGACGATGTCCGGCAGATAACCACTAAGAACGTTGCAAATGGAGCTTGGGACATCCGCCAGTGGCTTCATGATAGGCAGCCCGATATGGTCGTGATGGAGGACTATCGTGTGTACTCTTGGAAGGCCAAGGACCACGCATGGCAAGCGCTCCACACACCCAAACTCATTGGTGCGCTAGAGTATATCTGCATGATAGATGAATTCCCCCTCCATCTACAAATGGCGCAGCAAGCTAAAGGATTCTGTACCGACCAGAAGTTGAAAATCTGGGAGGTATATAATACTGGTCGCCACGCTCGTGATGCGATCAGGCACGCGATCTACTACCTGCTGTTCGAGGTAGCTAAGGTCCAAGTAGTCCAACAGTCAACAGGAGTTGCACATGAGCAAGAATGATGCGGTTAATCATCCTTCGCACTACCAAGGATCAAACGGAGTCGAGACCATCGATGCGGTTGAAGGTTTCGAACTGGGCTTTCATGACGGCAATGCCGTAACTTACATCTGCCGGGCGAGGACAAAGGGTAAGGAGAAACAGGATATCCAGAAAGCAATCTGGTATCTGGTCCGACACTACTCGAACAGGTTCGGCCTGACTGTTATGGTCGATGCCGCAGGGGTTGTCACAGAACTTAAAGCCAAGAGGTAGCAACATGAGCTCCCGGGAGCCGCCAGTAGGTGTCAGTCGAGACGCTTGGCTTAGCTTTGAAAGGTGGGCTGACGACAACGGTATCGAAGTTGATCCCGATGATTGGAAACCTTGGTGGAACTGCTTCAAGAGCGGGTACAACATCGGGCACTTTGATGCAAGGATGAATCTCAAGTCACAACCTGATTAGGGAGTAACAGTCATGAGTCTAGGAGTAGCTGTTACAATCCTGGCGATCTATTGGGCCGCAGTGATGGTTGTATTCTGTTGTGGTCTACTCGGCGACAACTGCGAGGAGGAGTAGATGTGCGAACTAGGCTACGCGGAATATATAGCCATAGGGATCGCCCTCGGCCTACTATTCACTATCGCCATTAGGTGACAGAGATGGCTAATCCACAGCTGACCGAAACGCTGCTAGGCGGAGGTCTCAACCTTCGAGGCCAGAAGTTTGGGATGCTATCGGTTACACGTCTGTGGCCAAGAAGGCACAATCGGAAACGCATGTGGGTATGCAAGTGCGACTGTGGGGAGGAAGTCGTTGTTAGGCATGATTACCTATTACACACGAACAATCCCAAGACACATTGCGGATGTGTAAATCGTGGGCTCCCAACGTTGTACTCCCAGGAATACCATATCCACAACAGCATGCTGAGGAGGTGTTATGTCGAGAATCATGTCGGCTATCCGGCATATGGTGGGCGCGGTATCCGAGTCTGCGATGCGTGGAAGGATAAGGAGAAGGGATTCGAGGTCTTCTTTAAGGACATGGGCCCGCGTCCCAGCAAGAAGCACTCCCTCGACCGGATCGATAGCAACGGAAATTACGTTCCTGGTAATGTCCGATGGGCTACACTTAAGGATCAAGCCCGAAATAAGCGGAATTCCGTGTATCTCCCTCATCCTCAACACGGAGGACTTGTACCCGCTGCGGAGGTTGCTGAGTTCCTCGGCATTAGATATCAATCCATGAGAGCTCGGTATATCAAGGACGGGAAGTGGCCAGGCTCTGATAAGGAAGGGGTTACTTGAAGACTGCCCGCAACCTAATTAACACCGAGCGGATCTGGGAGCAGGCTCTTCCAGCACAGCTAGAGGACGCTGCCTTTGTTGCTAGGAATGACTCGGCTGTACTAGGGCACCGTACAGGAGCGGGCAAGACTCTCATGGCAATCCTAGCCTGGGACTCCTGGCCAGTTCGACGGACTATCATTATGGGTACCCAGGGCTCAATCTATACCTGGCGTAGACTGCTACCCTATTGGACAGATACCAAGCCAACAATCCTCGTTGGAGCAGGTGACCCTGATTGGGACGATTTCTTTACGGATAACCCAGGCGTCTGGCTAACGACATTTGCGTCCTTCCGAGCAAGGTTCGCTGCGGAACGCCGCTGGAAGTTGCCGCTAGTCGACCTGGTAATCAATGATGAGCTCCACCGTATATTGCGTAATAGGAAGACGCGGTACTTCGAGCAGCTCAGGCGACTTAAGACTAGCCACTTCATCGGGATGAGTGCTACTTGGGCTTCTCGAGGTCCTCAAGACTTGTGGCCAGCACTGCATTACATGTCGCGTAAGACCTTTAGTTCCTACTGGAAGTTCGTCACTACCTGGTGCTGGGTTGACGATACGAGCTTCGGTAAGGAGATATACGGCGTTCGTAATCCCGAGCGGCTCAAAGAGATGATGCGGTCCCAGTACTACGTTGCTCGACCTATCGAAGGCTTTCCAGGTACACGCCGAGAGGTGGTCGATCTCGATCCGTCTAAGAAGCAGCGGAAGTGGTACCAGGAACTTGATAGTGACATGGTTCTTGAGATGGAAGGGGTTACCGTTGTAACACCTAATGCCATTTCCAAACTTACCCGTTTGCGGCAGCTGTGTTGTTCTCCTCGTATACTTGATCCAGAGGCCGAAGTCGGTCCAGGCATTGATTACATCCTGGAGGGGATTAGTGATGATCCACATACGGTCGTCTTCTCCCTATTCTCCGCTACCTTAGACATCATTCGGGACGAGCTGATAAAGAGTGGGTACCCCGAAGACAGCATCTTTATACTCCGAGGAGGCTGTGGTGCTGACGAGATCGAACGGGTTGAGAACGAGTGGAAGCGTACTAAAGGAGTGTGTCTATGTACGATCACCTTTGCCCAAAGCTTCGCCCTTGATACGGGTCTCGTATCCTACTTCCTGGGATGGTCCTGGGACCCTAACGATAACATCCAGGCCGAGGGTCGACTTCGCCGTATGGATAGCGTGCTCAGAACCGATGTACTATGTAAGTACATCCTGATTAACGGTACGTGCGACGATGACGTTAAGGAGGTTGTGAACGGTAAGTATTACTCGACCAGCCAATTTCTAATTGACCATTACGCTAAAGTTCAGGAGGAGGAAGGGAAGGACATCCCGGAGGTTATCGATCATCGACTTCATGGGGAACCATTAAAGACAACTTGAGTGTGCCTATAGTTTGCCTATATAATAGACGTATAGATTGAATTATCCAACGTTGGGAGGCTAGGACGGTGAACCTAGAACAGCTACAGTCCACCTTGGGCCTGGGCGCTAAACCATTCATATTACGTACATCTGACCGGATGCTTTTCCGGAAGTGTCGTAGGTTGTGGAAATGGCTTAGTCATCTTCAGGACGGGAGAGTCCTGCGTGAAAGCGCAGACTACTTGTGGTTCGGCACAGGTATCCACTACGCACTCGAAGATTACCACGGCCTGAACCTCTATGGGCATCCAGCTATAGCGTTCATGGCATACGTGAAGGCTAGCGAGCTAGCTGGCATTCTACCAGGAACATGGGAAGAGCATCAGCAGATGGGCGTAGCTCTGATGAGCTACTATGCCGATCATTGGCTATCATGGCGTGATCCTCATAAGACCTATGAGCACAACGGTGTACCCCAGTGCGAGGTGAATGGAGCTATCGATATGGGGACCCAGACTCACGACGGTCGGCACGTTTTCTACGGCTTCACTATTGACAGGATCGTTATCGATGAGTGGGATCGACTCTGGGTGGAGGAGTACAAGACAGCTAAGCAACTCCGACAGCAACATCTGGACGTGGATGATCAGGTCACTGCGTACTGCTGGTGCGCCTGGAAGCTCTATGGTCTCCCAGTAGCTGGCGTGATATATACACAGTTCCTCAAGAAGGTGCCTGTCTTGCCGAAGGTCCTTGCAACGGGCAAGGTCTCTACCAACGATAAGGCCCCGACAACGGCTTCGATGTACGCCAAGCTCCTAAAGGATATGTACGGAGAAGTGGTTGATGCCCCGGGACCGAACATAGCCTGCTACAACAAGCTTCTGTCTAGAGAGGACAGCGACAGAGACAAGTTCATAGCTCGGACTCGTGTCGAGCGTAACATGTACCAGATTCAGTCCTTCGAGGCTAAAGTCCGGATGGAGCTCGAAGATATTTCCAATCCGGATCTTCCTTTATATCCCAATCCAACTTACCTATGTGACTACATGTGCCCACTACAAGCGGCCTGTGTTGCTGTGGATGACGGCTCAGACTGGGAAACAGTATTAGGTGTGTATAGTCGACCGACCGAAGACGGGTTGACACAACGTGAGAAGGAGCAGGAAAAATGGCGAAATCTACTCCCGGAACCGAACGAGGTTCATATGACGGAGCCGGATCTGATGTACCAGCAACTGATACAGGAGGTGGACCAGCTGGAGCAGCCAACCCTAAGGCCGGAGGAGGCTTTTCTGGAGGAACTCGGGCAGTAGGTCAAGCGGCAGCTGCGATCTCGAGAGCAACCCAGACAGCTGTTGCTGCTGTTCCGGCTGGGCCACCGCCGATCCCTTTCGTCATCCATCCTCTGTCGGAGAAGAGTCGTTGGCTCAAGCTAATGGCTTATGGCGATTACGGTACGGGTAAGACAAGGCTAGTAGGTTCGGCTGCTCTCGTACCAGATATGCGAGATGTGCTATTCATCGATGCTGAGGCAGGTGATCTCACGATCTCGACCGAGGATCAGGTAGACTATGCTGAGTCCGCTAAGAAGTATATCGACGTGGTTAGTGTAAACACGTTCAAGCAACTCGCACGTGTCCAGGAGTTCCTCAAGCTGCACTGCACCCTACGGGATGCTGAAGGCGAAGAGGCGGAGAAGAAGCTCAAGGACCTGGAAGAGCGGCTTATGCCTGGAACGTTCGATGCTGACAAGCCGGCGAGAAGGTACCGGACAGCGATCATCGATTCCCTGTCTGAAGCGGAGCAATTCTCGATGTACCAGCTGCTTGGTATTTCCGATCGGACTCGCTTGGATGAGGAGGTTGCTAGCCCCGAGTGGGCCGAGTACAAACGCAATCACAGCCAGATCCTTCGTACGATCCGGGCATTTCGTGATCTGCCGATGCACATCCTAATGACGGCTGGAGCAGCGTACATCCAGGACGAGAACAAGCGGATGCTATGGCAGCCAGCTCTTACGGGTCGTCTGGCGAAGCAGTGTCAGGGCTTTATGGATGTCGTCGGCTACATGTTTGTTACGGCCGATGAAACCTCCCAGAATAAGAAGATCCACAACCTACAAGTTCAGCCGTCTCCAAGGATCAATGCGAAGTGCCGGTTCTCGAACTTCAAAATGTCCGGCTGGCAGAATCCAGATATCCGGATGATCCTCAAAAGCGTGGGCCTGATGGAGGCGTAACATGAGCGGCGAGCATAAGTTCGAGGTCAACCTCTTAGCGATACAGACCGCTGTGGATGATCTGAGAGTCTTGGGTGATGCCATGCACTTTATTGCTAAGTATGAAGGTGGGAAGCTTACAACAGAGTGCCACCTCATGAAGGGCGGTAAGCGGCTTGCCTCAGTGGAGAACATTCCACAGGTTGCTAAGGGGGAGACCTGCACCATAGTCGTAACCCCCGATCAGTTCTACATCAAGGTCAGCATGTGATGCTCTCCTCTCAGGCGCCTATCTTTGTGTTCGGATCGAACCTGGCAGGCAGACATGGTCGAGGTTCAGCAGCAGTAGCTCGTAAGAGGTACGGAGCTGTCTATGGAGTAGGATCCGGATTTCGAGGAAGATCGTACGCGATACCTACCAAGGGGTGGGAGTTGGAGGTCTTGACTCTCCCTGTCATACAGGAGTTCGTAGACGAGTTCCTTCAATTCACCCAGGTCCATGATACCTGGAGGTTTATCGTGACGAAGATCGGATGTGGTCTAGCGGGGTACCATGAACTGCAGATCGCCCCCATGTTTCGAAGTGCGCCAGCTACGGTCGCTTTACCAGTAGGCTGGCGTAGACTATCTAACTTGACTTCTATCCCGGAGGATGGTCAGGCCTCCGTAAGGGAGCAGTCGTGAAGTACAACCTGGCCAACACACTAGACCGAGCTGTATAACCTACATAAGGAAGGATGTCACATGGCAAAGAAAGACAATGCAGCACCCGCAGAAGCCTCAGAAGCCGCCCAGATGGAAGGTGGTGCTGAGAGTGGCGCCCTCGTGGTCGATCTCTCCGGCGTTTCGGATGAGACCGAACTTCCGGTAATCCCACGGGGGATCTATAATGCGGTCGTCGACGAACTGACCTTTGGCTACAGCCAGAGCTCCGGCAATCCCATGTGGACCTGGAGGTTCGAGATCCCGGACGGTGAGTATACCGGTCGTAAGCTGTTCTTCCACTCACCTTTCGTGGAGAGCATGCTGCCGCGGGTCAAGAAGGTCCTCTCGCGCGTTGCGCCAGAGCTGCTGAGCGGTCCATTCGATCCGGAGAAGATTGCGGACGAAGGGGTTCTTCTCGGTAAGGCCTGTCGCATTCGGGTGGAGATCAAGCCGTATGAGGGCAAGGCACGGAACAACGTGCGTGATGTTCTCGCCTCGGAAGAGGGCGGCGATTCGCAGTTCCTGTAAGCTACCTACTGTACGACTTTAGGGATGAACGTGTCAGTAATGGTGCGATAGAGGCCACAACGGAAGTGAACACAGCGCGAACTGCTTCCCATCCCTTCCTACCTTTGAAAGGATAGTCCAACATGGACACAACTACCAAGGCCTACGTACTGCTCTCAGGCGGAGTAGATTCATCTACCTGTCTGGGATTCGCTATACGAGAGGTCGGACGTCCTCTTGTTACGGCGTACTCCGTCGACTATGGTCAGCGGCACGTTAAGGAAATGGATCACGCAAAGAAGGTTGCCGCCTACTTCGATGTTCCTCACATAGTCTTGGCGCTCCCGGGTATTCCAAAAGTCATGCTGACGGATCCTGAAGCGGAAGTACCAAATGCTGCGTACGCGGACCTTAAGGGGGTTTCACCAACATACGTTCCATTCCGAAATGGTCAGCTGATTTCAAGACTAGCTGGAGTAGCTGCTCACGACATCGAGCAACACAACCAGAAGTCGGAGTTCTACGGAACGGACGAAAGATGGAAGGGCACATTGTACTTCGGTGCGCATGCGGAAGATGCTGCCGGAGATGCTTATCCGGATTGTAGGTTCGATTTCGTAGGCTCGATGGCAGCTGCTGTGTACATCGGGTCATATCATTCGCTCCGCCTTCGTGCTCCGCTCATCGAGATGTTCAAGGATGACATCATCTTGGCTGGGATCAAGCTCGGAGTTCCTTATCACCTGACATGGTCCTGTTACAAAGGCGAGGAGCTTCACTGTGGAACCTGTCCCACCTGCCGAGCAAGAAAAGACGGATTCCGAAAAGCCGGATTCCCCGACCCCACTCACTACGCCGTCTGAAAAGCCGACGAAGGTAACAGTACCTCTTATGCCCCGATTTATGGGTGTAGGAGGATTTTCGATTAAGCTGATGACGGTCCAAGTTCATATGGCCATGCGAGATTGGGCGATTTGGGCTCCGCGTCTGGAAAAGGAAAGGAAGGATAAGAAATGATCACAGCAGAGCGATACCACGACATCTCTTGCGGGCATCGAGTCTTTGGGCACGAGAGCAAGTGTGCTCATCTTCACGGCCACAACTACCGCATCCATTTTAGGTGCGCCGTACCAGCTCTCGATAAGGTCGGGAGAGTGATTGACTTCAGCGTCATGAAGTCCGAGCTGTGTATGTGGGTGGAGGACAACTGGGACCACAAGTTCCTTCTGTGGCAAGAAGACGATTGGGGTACTACCCTATTCGACTTGGATCCTACTCTCGTCATCCTCCCATTCAATCCGACAGCTGAGAATATGGCTAAGCATCTCGTAGAGATTGTCGGCCCACTACAGCTGCGGCATTCGGATGTGAACCTAATCTCCTGTACCGTCGAAGAGACCAGGAAGTGCGGAGCTACCTATCTTTGGAGTGGACCACTCGAGGCTCTGGAAAGCATTAAGGCGCGTGCTCGAGAGTCCGAGAGGAAGTCCTTGGAGGTGGCAAATGCCCAAAAAGGCTAAGGAACCTATGGATGGGATGCTCTGGGAGGTTCTCGGTCCAGAGGTTGATAAGATGCGAGAGGTCCTCGAGCTCCTCGGTATCGACCTGGAGGACGAGAACTTTCGTGAAACTCATATCCGCTTCGTCAGGTACCTGAAGGAGTATCTTCAGCCCTACGACGTCACCGATGTCCTGGGAATCGACTTCGCAAACCAGAATGCCGTGGGGGGACATGACTCCTACAAGGGGTTAGTGGCTCAAACGAACATTCCATGGAATACCATCTGTCCACATCATCTCCTTCCTGTTATCGGTCGCTGCCATATCGGCTACATTCCTAACGATCGTGTTGTTGGGTTGTCCAAACTGACTAGGTTAGCACAGGCTGTGGGTCGTGAGAAGCCACGGATGCAGGAGACGTGCACAGATATCATCGCCGACCAGTTTTCGGAATTGGTCAAGCCTAAAGGTATCGTGGTTGTCATTTCTGCTATCCATGGCTGTATGTCTGGAAGAGGCGTACTAGCGCATGAGACACCTACTGTCACATCGACGGTTCGAGGGGTCTTCCGGGATGTCCCACAGGCTCGAGCAGAGTTCTTCGAGCTGGTTAGGATGAACCACGTCATACCCTGATAAGAGCATCATAAGCCCCTTGATGACCCATATCGAGGTATGCTATAATTATAGAAAGGAGGCTTTCTCGAATGTCGCACTATGCTCCCGTCGTCCCCACTGAAGTCGCTGCGTGGCTCCAGGACGATATCGACTACCTCGGTTCGTATCATCTCATACTGGCGCACGATGTGCTTGACAAACCTGGGGAGTATAACCAGATATACAACAATGGTGTCCGGAAGCTGTACAAGGACTCATTCATCATTATGGACAACTCGGTTGTCGAACTCGGTTCGGCAATGGGAATGAAAGACCTTCTTGAGGCTTGCAAGATCGTTAAGCCAGACTGTCTCGTAATGCCTGATGTAATGGGTGACGGGTTTGCTACCAGAGAGCTGGCAGCAGACTTCTGCAAGGAGTTCGCTGGGGCGGCTGTAGGGAATCCTGATTTCGACCACATTATCCTAATGGGTGTTGTCCAAGGAGTGTCTCTCGAGGAGTGCTACCACACGGCGAGCCTGTATTACACGCTGCCTCTAGTGCGTCACATCGGTGTCCCTCGGGTACTGACGAAGCAATTCGGCACCAGAGCGCAGGTAGTACATAAGATGATCTCCGCTCCTCTATTCGATCGGATCCATCTGCTTGGCTTCTCGGACAACCTCCTGGATGACGTCGCTTGTGCTCGTATGCCTGGAGTTGCTGGGATCGATTCCGCGGTTCCAGTTCGAGCTGGGCTAGCTGATATCATGCTGACTATTGAGGAGGAGCGTGACTATGGTCCTCGTGGAGACTTCTGGGACACCCTCATGGAGATGTGCGATGCGCATGATCATAGCATCACCACGAATATCTCCATGTTCCGTTACTGGATTGGAGACACAGCCCGGTGACAGGAGAAGTCATCCCGATTAAGAGGGCTCTTGGGGTAGCTCCAGTCCCGGAGATCCCCAAGTTCATCCCCGAGTTATGCCCTAATTGTCCTCAGGCTGGAGGTCGTAAAGTTGGCGCTCGAGGCAATCTAAGCGCTCCTCTGGTCATCCTAGGTGAGTCACCCGGAGCTCAGGAACTACGATTCGGAGCCCCTTTTGTTGGTCCTAGTGGTGAACTGCTAGGTAAGTGTTTGCCGGAGGACTTCGACCTGGATAGAGATGCCTTCATCATCAATGCGATGCAGTGTAGGCCTCCTAAGTACAGCGACCAGAACAGAGCTAAGGAGTGGAAGAGCCGAGCCTGCTCCGCTTGTCACAATCGCGTGATAGGCCAGATACTATCACACCCGAGGAAGTGTGTCTTAGCCCTAGGTGGTTGGGCAAATGCTGTCCTGACTGGTGACCATGACTTCAAGATTACCCAACGGAGGGGCGAGCCCTATCCTTTACTGATCCGGGATGAGATCACTGAGGAGGTCACCGATGAGGTGATTGTTGTCCCAGCTGTGCATCCGGCCTTTCTTCTTAGAGGCTCTGGTAATCCGATCTCCTTCAAGGCTGATCTCCGGCTGGCTCTCTCGCTAGCATACCCTGACCGAGTGTCGCATGCGGATGTTCGATCGGACGTCGAGTGGGAGGATCCTGATGTTGCTGTTATGGAGACGCTACCCGATTTACGTCAGTTCTGGCACAGGTTAAGTGCACAACAAATATACGGAACTATTGAGGTAGCCTGCGATATTGAGACATCGGGCTTCAATGCTTATACAGACTATATCCTTTCGATAGGCTTCTATACCCCCTTGTTAGAGGACGCCGGCTTCATCATTCCAGGACGGAATCTCGACGATGAACTGTACCGACAGCAAGTCCGACAGATATTTAAGATGCCTGGTATTCGCTGGATTTGGCAAGCAGGTAAATTCGACGAAGAGTTCCTGATCGAGAAAGGGCTCATTGACCTTGATGCGGAGATCGTCCATGAGGATACCTTACTACTGTCCTACGCAATGTCAGAGGCTACAAGGGATCATGACCTCGATGAGCAGGCAAAGAACGATCTAGGAGCACCCAAACATAAGGACATGCTGAAGCAGTGGGTGCCTAAGAAGTCGGACTCATACGCTAAGGTTCCTGAGCCGATTCTATTCGACTATCACGCCAAGGACACTAAGAAGACTTACCTGGTCTGGAAACATAAGAGGCCTCAGGTACGAGCTGACGCTCACCTAGAGAAGCTGTATACCCAGACACTTATACCTGTGAGCCATCTGCTTGTTAGGATTCAACGGTATGGAATTCATGTCGATTGGGATTATGTCAGGATCAATCGAGAAGGAGCTACCCAGGAAGATCTCGATAGCGGGTTAGTGATAGAGCTCGAACCTGGTCTGGAGTTTGAACTCGAAGACACCTTAGGCACTTTGGAGGGGGTGGCTGGCTGGAGAGTCAATCCGAATTCCCCGGCTGAAGTATCGAAGCTGTTGTACGATCAGTTCAGGCTCGTTATCAAAGGACGTCGTCCGCAGGACACTACGAAGGAGACCTTTGATAAACTTCCTAACCATCCTGCAGTAAACCTTATCCGTCGGTATAGATCCTACACCAAAATGCTGAGCACTTACGTGCAGGCAATCGAGGTAAGGGCTCTTGAGGATCGGATCCATACTACATTCAAGCTCCATGCTACTACTACTGGTAGGCTATCATCTAGTGAGCCGAACATCCAGAACATACCCAGAGGCGCTCGCTGGAGGCGGATGTATTGTGCTAGACCTGGGTACGTATTGATTGAGGCCGACTATAACTCCGCTGAATTACGGATGTTGGCTGTACTATCACAGGATGCTTTCCTAACTGGCGTATTCCTAGACGGCAAGCGGAACCTTCACGACGAGGTTAGCATCGCTATGTATGGGGTGAACTTCGATATCGACCAACGCATACGTGCGAAGGCAATTAACTTCGGTATACCCTATGGGAGGGAGGCCTTCTCCGTCGCCCAGGAATTCGACATTTCGGGTAGGGAAGCACAAAGGCTAATCGATGCGTGGTTCGAGCGTGCTCCTGAAGCGGCTCTGTTCCTTAAGAAGTGCCGACGTGCTCCCCTCCAAGGGAAGACACTGATCACAGTGTTCGGACGCAAACGCCGTCCTGGGGTTGTTTCTTCGGAACGGCAGCACAGTTTGCAGAATGAGTTTGCCAATTTCCATATGCAAAGTCCGATTTCCGACTTCACCCTCCATTCAGCCCTCGACCTTATAGATCCGCTCGAGGAGCTCGGAGCTGGAATTGTGAACTTAGTACATGACTCGCTACTCATCGAGTGCCCTAATAATCCTGAGGCTATCGGACAGGTGAAGTTGATGGCCAAAACCGTAATGGAGCATGTACCGACGCAGTGGATTAACACACCGATCAAGTTTGCTGTTGACCTCAAGGTGGGAACACATTGGGGATTACTCGAGAAGGCCGACTAACTAACTGAAGGCAGAGCCACATGAAGACGGATGACCTTGTTTCTATCCCTGATCTTGTTCCTGAACTGGAGACGTATCTCTACGTACATCGTTGCTGGCAAGACCATGACCTCGCGAAGAGTGAGAAGATGTCGGTTGAGCGAGCTATCAAGCTGTTACGCGAGTGTGCTATGGAGGCAACCAAGAAGCGAACAGGGACTCGATTGGCAACTCGTTGTTACAAGCTGCTTGATGCTATTGTCTGCACAAACGTCTCGCCTGTTGATAACGTAGTTGAACTCCCGCGCAGGGGCTAGTGGTCATGTTTGGTACAAATCCCGTTCGAAAACAGGATCTGCGTCTAGACCAACCAGACGTAGGAACTCTCGATGTCCATGAAATCTTCCCCACCATTCAAGGAGAGGGTCCTTTCTCTGGACAGCCTTGTATCTTTCTCCGGCTGTGGGGCTGCAATCTACGGTGCTACTTCTGCGACACAGACTTCGAGACGCGGCGCCTTAAGATGGATCCGCATAGGATCATGGAGTCCATCGAGAGGACTGCAATGATCAAGGTCAACACCAAGCTGATAGTCATTACAGGTGGTGAGCCGCTGCGCCAGAACATTCTGCCTCTTTGTGTGTTGGCCGCTACTATGGGCTGGGATATCCAAATCGAGACCGCTGGTACTCTTTGGGTTCCTGGCCTAGAGGAGTTGATCCATCAAGGGAGGCTGACTCTTGTGTGCTCCCCTAAGACGGGTAAGGTGGATGATAACGTCGCTAGGTGGTGTACAGACTGGAAGTACCTTGTCCGTAAAGGCCAGAACAACGAGATCGATGGTCTACCTGACTACTCGACCCAGGAGGAAGGGAAGAAGCTATCGCTGTACAGGCCCACTAAGGACTCCGACACTATTTGGCTCCAGCCTTGTGAGGAATATGCCGTCGCTAAGATTCCTGTTGCCACTATAGGAGTTTCTGGTACGGACCAAATGGTCACTTCGAAGGCTCGGAACGAAGGGCGGTCGGAGGAGAACATTATTGCTTGCGGAGCTATTGCTATGGCGCATGGCTACCGAGTGAGCCTCCAAATGCATAAGTACCTTAAGCTTCCCTAAATCGAGGTCGACCATCATTAGACTCTTGCGGAACCCCTTGTGGTTGATGTATAATGTTATTAAGTTCACAAGTGTTTTCGAAAGGAAGTTCTTATGAAACTAGTACCCGTTAATCCGGACGACTTTCCGGACATTCGAGAAGGTCGCAGAGGGCGTGTGTCATATCCCTTACTCAAGTCGTTCCTGGAGACCAACGAGAGGCTCGTTATGGTCGATCGCACAGGGATGCAGCAGTCCATGCAAGGACTGACGTCGTGCTTGGGATCGTATATCCGCTCACATGGTTTGCCGATCAAGTTGATAACCCGATCGGGGCAGATCTATTTGGCCAGAACGGATATTGACTCCGAGACCAATGAGATCGCTAGTCAAGGTACCATTGAGGACTACTCGAAAGCTGTTCGTGCTTTGGGTGGTTCCTCTAATGTGGTCGAGATCGAGCACCCTGGGGCGACGCCAATCAATGCAAGCGAGGTGAAGACCCGCTTCGCTGTTGAGAAGGATCAGGTAGGTAAGTAGATGTCTGCTGATCCTACCAAGGTGTTGGTAGTTTGTGCCCGTAGATATAATGGGCATGAACTCTGGACTGCTCTCGGTGTTATGCAGGAGGCAGGCCTAGAATTCGAGGTTGTATCCCAGGCAAAATACATCGAGGACGAAGTTACGGGGCAACCCAATGTACTCGAACGGAAGGTCTGGGATGTCGATCCTTCGGAGATGACCTCGAAGTTCGGAGCTCTTATGCTTGTCTCCGGTAACATGGGAGATACAGAGGCCTACTGGAAGGATAACCATGTCCTAGGGCTAGTAGAGGCTGCCAATGCACCCCTCCAGCCTATCGCAGCCATCTGCTGTTCCGTTCCAACGATCCGGAATGCAGCACGAGGTAAGGCTGTAAGCTTCTTCCCTCTTATCCGATCGCGGGAACTTCTGACTAGAGCAGGAGCTATCCTACGTACCGTAGCTTGGACTGTTGATCAGAACTTGGTCACGGCCGAGCATCAAATGGCTACCCAAATGTGGGCGGAGGCCTTTGTCGGTATGATTTACGGACGTGAACCTCCAAAGCCGCTACATGATTCTGGATACGTCCCTAAGGGTCGTCTTGTAAGAACGCCGAAGGTCATCGACGATATGCGTAGGGCAGCCAAGAAGACTACCGAGTGAGATACGACCGAGAGTGTTTGTACGACGTCCCGTGGCAGTTGCTGCGGTTGCAGATGGTAGGTGGTTGGACTATGAGGTCCGGCATATCTACCAATCTAGAACGGCTAAGTGTCTACGTCGATCTGGGGTTCATCGGGAAAAACTCGCCTGAGCGGATCTGGAGAGCCCTCAACTGCCTCAATGCCGTTCTCCTCGGGTATGGTCAAGGAGCTGCTCTAGGAAGAGATCCTCCGGACACTAAGCCATTAGTGGTAGCTTCTCGAGACCTGTTGAGTCTAGAGCACCAGGAAAGGCCTCTAGACACCCTCAAGAAGTGGGATTGGGAACTTGTACGGAATGATATGCAGATGCCCACGTGGACCTACTCGGATCTGCGGTACCTCCGAACTAACCTACAAAGACGACTAACATCTGCTAGGAGACGTAAGGTCGATCCGAAGGTAACGAGACCTGAGCTGGTGCGCTTCCTAGATATGCTCAACACCGAATTACTTCGCCGTCGGAGGAGCAACCATGGCACGTGATAAGCGAATGTACTACAGCGTTGGAGCTGATGAGCCGCGTCCTGTTGGTGTTGCTGTCCATCTTGATATGCTGCTTAGTGACGAGATCCTTGGGTTTACTGGCACTCGCGAGATCCCTACAGGAGAACAGGCTGCTAGGATGGTCGAGTTCATACCGATAGCTGCGGAGATACACCACGGATGCTGTGTAGGGGCCGATGAGGCTGCTCATGCTATCGCTATGAACAATCAGGTGGCGATAGTTAAACATCCACCTACTGATAAGAGCCAGATGGCTCGTACCTGTACAGGCGGAGAAGAGCGTACTCCTCTACCTTACCTTGAACGCAACAAGAGGATAGTGTTCGAGTCTAGTCTACTGTTGGCAGTACCCAAGAGTGTGGTCGAAGAGCAGCGAGGATCAGGTACTTGGGCTACTATTCGATATGCAAGGGGGCTCTACCTACCCCACATCATCATTTACCCAGATGGGTCTTACGACCTAGTAGTCTATCAGTGACCTAGGAGGTCAAACGCCATGCCATATTGTCTGAAAACCGGTGGGATTATTATCGATGAGAGTCATGCTTCTGCCATGGAGTGTGACCTCCATATCGAGGGGGACTGCCTCATCGCTATAACCTGTCCCTCTATGGATCGGCACACTCTCGCCGACGGGGATAAGGAGCGGATAACCGCTTTCATTCCGGTTGGTACGGACTTCTTCTACAGACATCATACAGGGCCTTTCGGGGTGCTCGTGATAGAGCAGCGTAATGTACAGCTGACTCAGCTGATGTGGGAGCATATCATGAAACACTACTCCTGGGCACAGCTTCAGTTCTCCTTCGTAGCTGGGAGTCGTAATGGCCGACTCTAAACCCTTTCGGCCGTTGTTGGCAGCTGAGACTCCTGTAGACCTTGAGGTTCTGGAGAAGCTCAAGCACTACCCATTGTTGTGCTCGACTAAGCTCGACGGTATTCGGGCTATCGTCAGGAATGGGGTTTTGGTCAGTCGAACGATGAAACCTATTCCATCACAGTTCGCCCAATACCACTTCGCGATGCCGGAGTTCGAGGGGTTCGATGGCGAGCTGCTGGTACCCGAGCAAACTGGTCGAACGATCTACCACGATACCTATTCATCCGTGATGACCCATAAGTGTACGGACCCCTTGATCTTCAAGGTATTCGACCGGATGGAGCCTGGGAACTTTGATACACCCTACATAAGCCGTCTTGAGGCCCTAAAGGAAATCCTGGAGTACAACGACGACTCCGAGTTTCCGGTAGAATTAGTCGAACAGATCATGGCCTACGACTTAGATGGCATACTACGTCTCGAGGAAGACGCCCTACGTAATGGGCACGAAGGTCTCATCATGCGTCGTCCTGATGCTCCTTACAAGCAGGGGCGTTCGACGTTGAACCAGGGCTTCCTCGTTAAGCTAGCCAGGTGGAAAACCGGCGAAGCAACGATCATTAGCTACGAGCAACTGGAGGGCAACGAAAACGAGGCTATTGAGGATGCTCTGGGTTACACGAAGCGGTCGTCTAAGAAGGAAGGTAAGGTCCTCAAGGAGGCTGTCGGAGCCCTTGTTGTTCGGGACTTGAAAACCGGTGATGAGTTTAAGATAGGCACCGGGTTCGATATGGCACTCCGGGAAGAGATGTGGCGGCTGCCCCAGAAGTTCTTCGGGGAGATCGTGAAGTACCGTTACAAACCGTATGGTACCAAGGATCTACCACGTCAGCCTAGTTTCCAGGGCTTCCGTGACATGATCGATATGGACACGGATATGATTGTACCATCAGATGCCTCTTGAGTAACCGATGATGGTTGCTATATAATGGATGTATAAGCTGAGGTAACAGCATGGCCGATGAACTAGACGACGTACCCAAGGGGCTTTTCGAGATCGACGCCCCAGAGCGAGGCATCCTAGTTCTCTATCCCGACTACAGACCAGCTGAAGAGCTACGCGACCTTATAGCTACGAGGGAGCTACGAACTATTCTCAACCAGCCTAATGGACCCCCTCCGGATGATCTGGCGATACAGCTTGTCCAGGTATATCTCGAGGATGGTCGAACAGGACAGCTGGCTCATTTCCCTGAGCGTTCAATTGACTCCGCCCAAGAGATCAATCGGGAGGCTACTATGATGGCTTCCAGGGGTCGCAACGAGCTACGGTACATCTATGGGGTGGCCGTGCTAGCTATTGGGATGAGGTTCGACTGATGACTAAGATCATTGGATGGTGGCTTAGTACTCAACCTGTACAGAAGGTACTAGGAGCTCTGTGGGGTCCTATACCTGGGGTAATCTGTAAACTCCCTGCAGCAAACGACAGTGTTTATAGTGCGTAGTTAACCGGAGATAACCATGAAAGGAAAGAGGCGTACAGCCGCACAAAAGAGAGGCGACCTTACTCGAGGGAAGAGCCTGAAGAAGTTTCACGCTAAACGGAAGGCTGGGGCTGGTACCACTAGCACCGTTCACAAGGTCTCGTTTAAGAGCCTCGAGGAACGTGTTCTCGCGGTTTTTCTAAAGAGGTTCGGGATCGAAGATACTACCACAGATCGCTTCATTGGTGGTCGTTCTGACATCAGCGAGGTCGAACGTCGCAGCAAGTGGAAGTTCCTCGGGCATCTGGAAATTGTCGGAGGCTACTACCACTCAATGTTCGACGCTCGTGTTGACGGTTTAATGCAGATTGGTGCTCGGGTGGATCTCACGCGCGAGCCCGACAACCGCTTCGATCCGAATGCTATCGCCGTTCATTGTGGTGGCTACCTAGTCGGCTTTGTGCAGAAGGACGAAGCACAGCGGCTCGGACCTCTCATGGATCTCGGTATCAAACTGGGTGGAAGAGTGCTTACGCACATCGAACGTCCGATGCGTTGTACTATCCGCCTCTACGCAACCGGAGCCAAGAAGGACAAGTAACATGCGCAATATCTTTCTACCAAAGGCCTACAGCATCATCAATTGGCTAATTGTCATCCTCATCGTCGTCGGTCTCGCCGTTCTTTCTGGTACAGTTCTTGCAGACGGGGATAAGGATAAAGACACCAAACGCAAAGATGGTACCAAAACCGAAACCAAGGGTTGAGGCTTTAGACCCTGCTGATATGACCAAACGGGTGGAGATAACTATGTGGGTAATAGGTCTGTGTGGCTTCTTCCTCTTTCTGGGGATGCTACACTCCTGCATAGAGTTCAACACTCGCCCGTTTTGGTTTTACTTCTCTTCCTGGCCTTGGAGATAATACACATGACCAACTGCCGTTACTGCGGGGAAGGGCACCGGCCCGATATGATCTGCAAAAAGATGTTCGCAGCCCACTCGCCTGCGGCCTCATGCGATCCCTTCATGGAAGGCGGCCTACAGGAGGAAGCCATGAGCAAGCCTGCGCAATCTTGGATTGAACTTGACTATCTAAAGTACGACGGCCGCAAACCTGAGCCGCCTTACGAAACTCCCGGCGAAGCCATGACCACCGGCACGCCGAGCGACGATACGACAGAGCTAGTGAAAGCCGTTCGCATAACAGACCCCACAGCCGAGTCTGTTGTAGGAAAATTTGCCGTCCGCATCGAGGAGCTTGAGAACCCCGCCGTTAGCGCGAAGGAATGGAAACACCTGTACGCCTACTGGCGTGATCGCGCCGAGGAGCTTGAGGCCGAGCTTGCCGGGGCGCAGCAGGACGCAGCGCGGTATCGGTGGTTGCGGGATCGGGCTGACCCCGACATGGAGCAACCCTTCGTAACGATTCATCAGCAGGATTCGTGGGGAAATTGGAGATCGCGCGTAGTTGAACAGGACAACATGGACGCCGCAATCGACACAGCGAGGAAGCCATGACTACCGACACGCCGCGTACTGATGCGCTCGTAAAGAGCGACAGACCGTTTGCCGGGAGCGAACTAGCAGAACAAGCGTTCGATAAAATGTCGCATCTCGCCCGCACCTTGGAGCGCGACCAGCAGCGCATCGCGCTGGCGGTGATCGAGGCGGCAGCGAAGGAGTGCGAGCAGGAATCAACTGGCGACGGAATTACCGGGACGTATCAAGCAAGTTGGGGCCGGTATCTAGCAGGTGCTGTCCGCGCTCTCAAGGACAACGTGGACGAGATCATCGGGAGGGTGAAGTAATGCGATTCCGAGATTGGTACAAGATCGTTCGACAGGAGACGGTACTTTACTTCCCGTTGTGCTGT